TCGTAGGTTGGTTCGTATTGCTTTCCGCTCACTTGCCGTCCTCCATCCAATCCGCTGCCGCAAGCAAAGCCTGTGCAAGGATTCGCAAGTTGTGCGGATTGTCCATGTAGACGGTCGGTGACGCAGGTTCAGAGGTATCAAAATAGTCAGCACGAACTCCTCCCATGCGCTTGTGCATCGTGGAGTTGTAAAGCGTGGTGATCTCCACCTCGCATCGTCCTTCCGACACAACCCTCACACCCACGGGACGATTCTTCTCTGCTTCAATACGCAGACGCTCCATCTTGGTGGTGCGGGTGGTCTTAGCCTTCTTTTTGATCACTTGCCGTCCTCCATCAAGAAGTTTTTCTCGGTGAGTTTTTCGAATCGCTCGTCAAGTTTCTTCTGCAACTTCTTGCCCTCTTCCGATTCCTTCCATGCTTCGATGGCAGGATGGCTGCAAGAACAGACAAGTGCTTCATCGGTGTTGGGACCGACAAGCATTCCATCCCATTCGTTGCACCAATGCCAACCCTGCTCCCACTCTTCCTTGGTGAGTCCTGTTCCTGATCGGTCGAGTTCGATGTAGCGTTCTTTGTTCATAATACCAGCGACAGGATTCGAACCTGCACGATCTATCGATCAGTTCATTTTGAGTGAACCGTGTATGCCATTCCACCACGCTGGCGAGGTTTTCTACGATCTATTGGCGTAATGCTCTTCTCTATGACAAGTGGCACAAAGCAAAATACATTTCGACATCTCCCCCAAAAGACTTTCTATCGAAAGGCATGATTTTGCCATCCTTGCTACATTCTCTTTCTTCTTTTCCGTGTGATGAAAGTCTATGCCACAAGCATGGGTTTTGTATCCGCATTTACTACACCCGTGTTTTACTTTGTATTCATTGACAAATTCGGTATTTCTTCTTCTAGCCACACGATTTCTATCACGAAACTTGAGTTTGTTTTCTAGGTAGTATTCGTGTGCTTGCGCCTTTGTCCGTTCATAGTATGCTTTTCGATGTTTCTTCTTTTGTTCTGGATCTTTATATGGCATGGATTCAAACCTCCATGCTTATTTATGAATCCGAGAAAGTCTACCGCGCCGTTGTTTCACTTCTTCTCCAAAGACTCTATGTGTTTCCATAGAAGTTCATTGATGGCTTCGTTGATTGTGATATCTCGCGAGTGTGCGTATCTTGCAATGATAAGCATAGTCTCGTCTGAGATGTTCACCTCAACTTCGACCTTCTCTGTCTCTGCCTTCTTCTGCTTCATCTTACGCATAATGCCCCCCGTGGGACTTGAACCCACAACCGACGAATTAAAAGTTCGATACTCTGCCAATTGAGTTAGAGGGGCAGTAAATCATCCGTTCAGCAGTGAGCCGACACGATTGAAGGACTTCACGCGGTCGATGGCGAAAGACCTCCAACCATTGGCTTCAGTATCCCAAACATTCACGATGTTTGGATTCCTTGGTCCATCCTCAGTAAGAACTTGTCGAGTGTCGGGTGGAAGGTATGACTTTGAAAGTGTGCATTTCATCACACGCTCGGTGCCATCGGCCTTGGTGAAGGCAACTTCGCAGATTCCGCTATGAAGTGATTCAACGATCTGTGTACGGTCTAGCATCTTTGTTCTCCCAATTGTTCCGTTCCATGCCTTGGTCTTCACGCCCCGATTCTCTTCGGATGCATGAGTCGGCTTCTTGTTCCAAGCGTAGAGTGTTCTTTGCATTTCAGCCCTTGTTGGCTCTGAGTTCATCGAATGTCATCATCGATGCGGTGCGGCGTGGAGTCCTCTCTGTCGGGTTAGATACGGCAGACGGGGATGCCCCCGACAGAGAGGATATTTCCATTGCTGCCTTTGCGCGTTCAAAGACAGAAACCTTCTTCTTCGGCTTCGGAGTCTTGTCCTTGGCGAGAGCAAGACCCTCGCGGTGCTTGGCCTTCCAACGATTGCGAGACTTGCGGTGCTTTCGTGCGGCGTTCTTTGCTTTGCTGTTTGGCATCTCAACTCCTTGCTGTGTTCTTGATCGTTTCGATGATGCCGTTGCCGACATCATTCACTCGCTTGTTCACTATGGTAAGTTCTCCACGGATGGAGTCAAGACCCTTCATACACTCATTGAGAAGAATGTTTGGATCTCGTCCCATCAGAGAGTGCATCTTTTCCAACTCATTGATTTCGTATTCAGAAGGGAAGTGCTTGAGTCGATCCCTTGCTCTTTGTCTTACTGCCTTTGGAACCTTTGGTGTCTGTGTCGGATCCATCAGAGCCACCATGAAGTGCCGCGCGTTTCGTATAGCCTGAAACATTTCCTGCGGAAGTGTCATTTTCGTACTCCTGATCGTAGATTATTGGAAGACCTTTCCAATCTTTTTCATCAACCTTGCAGACGGAATATACTTGGTCAAGTTTCATGCTTTTTCTGAGCATGTTCATCGATTCACACACTCCGTCTGCAAGGCTTTTCTTCCTGAAAAACAAAAAACCTCCATTGTCCTTCAATAGGTGCTGTTTGTCTTCACGGATTGAGATAGCATAACATGGCATGGAAGAATGATCCTACGGGGATTCGAACCCCGATTGGGACATTGAAAGTGTCCTGTCCTGACCCTTAGACGATAGGACCGTGAAAGCCACTTGTGAGATTCGAACTCACGACATTCACATTACAAATATGACGCACTACCTCTGTGCTAAAGTGGCTAGTGGTTGCGAAGGGACTCGAACCCCTGAAGCCGAATGGCATTTGATTTACAGTCAAACCTCGTTGCCGCTTGAGTACACAACCAAACTGGTCTGATAGGATTCGAACCTATAACCGATCCGTTAACAGCGGATTGCACAACCGTTGTGCTACAGACCAATGTAAACGGAAGATGTGGGATTCGAACCCACGGTACACTAACGCGCACACAGCATTTCCAATGCTGCTCCTTCAACCACTCGGACAACCTTCCAATAAAGCGTGTCGTGGGGCTTGCACCCATGCTCAATCACAACAGTAATCCTAGTCAGCATCACACACTGAAACACGCAGAAGCGGGTAACGGGATTCGAACCCGTGAGGAAAGTTTGGAAAACTCACATGTTGCCGCTACATCATACCCGCATGAACGAGCGTTATTTGCAGAATGCGCTCACCCTCTGCTGACGCTAGGGGGTCAGACCCCACCCGACATGTCAGCGACCACGCTTGCTTGGGCAAGCACCACCATCACACTGCGACTCAAGATTGTTGATCTTGTCCCAAAGGCGACCGATCTCTTGACTCTGTTCCCGCTCAATGTCATCACAACGCCGCCACATTCCGTCCTGTTCGATGTGCTTGCACTCCTGCGAGAAACGCGAGTAGTAATACACAGCGAGTGACGCGAAGAATGCGATCAGGCAGTAGTTTGCCTTCTGCTCTGCATTGACAGTTTCGGGAGAAAGGAAGGTGAACCAGAGGAAACCCGCTGCGCTTGCCGCTCCCACGAACTTGAACACGCTATTGCTATTGAAACCAAACATCTACATGCTCCTTTGAATCGCAAAGTTTGAAACACCTGAGTGGCGATTCGTTTCACTCATGATGTTGAGTACGCCGTGTTGGATTCGAACCAACTCTTATTCGGTTATAAATCGAACTGAGGATGCCAAGACCTCCCACGGCGCGTTTCTTTGACCCCACTACTTTATCTCGGCTTCGTCCGCTGTCAATGGTCTTGTCAAAACAATCTTTGACTTCTTGTTGCTGACATGTCCATTATCATTCTTGTCGAGATAGTTTGACTTCTGACGATCTTCATCGTGACCAAGACGATAGTTGATCTGTTCGATGTCAAAGTTTCCGAAAGACTTGGAACGAATCATGTAATGGAAAAGTTCCATGATCCTCTTGCTGCTGTCGATTGCCTCTTCTTCAGAAGCGGGAATGGGAATATCAATATGAAGGCGAAACATTAGACAACCTCCGTTGCGGGGCCAGTCGTTACAACCACGGTTTCGTCCTTCTCCTTCCCGTTGATCTCCCATATGTACGCAGGACCAGTCCAATGGCAGTGCTTGAGGCCATTGCTCTCGTCATAAAGATTCCCGCGAATGTGGTTCAGGCAGGGTGCCTTCCAACTTGCAGCGCGGAAGATGTCTCCCGAACGCTTGTCGATGAATCCCCATGCAGTCTTGGACGGGGATCCGTTGTTGTCGGATGCAACGACGATCCGCACATACTTGTAGCCCTCCTCATAGGTGGCTGTGCTTCTCTGTTGCGTTGCATTGCCTACGATTTCGTTCAGACTGCCCATGAATGTCTTGAATGCAGCCACGAACCTGTGGTCGAGTTCCATCTTCATTACGAATCTCCTTCACTTGATCGCTTGATCCACCACGCGGCGGATGTCCTTCTCGGTCTTATTGATGATGTCGCACCAAAGTTGATCCCGCGAACTGACCTTTGTCATTGCAGACTTGACCACAAGGATCAGGTCATGCACAAGAGCATCTTTCCTCTCATTGGAAACACGCCCAACATAGTCATCCTTCTCTTCCATGACAGTACTATCCTTTCCTTTGACGATGGGGGCATCGTCATCTGGGTTGGAATCAGTATCTATCGTCATGCGAAACAACTTCACAAAACCACCAATCTTCCTATTATGTATGCGTCGAGGACTCCCTCCCTCAACAAGTTCTCTTCGAAGGCCACCATGACCTTCATCGACACAAGAGTATCGTCTACTTTAGGGAAGTCAAGGAAGTCGATGAAAAAATGTTTTGAGGGTGAACGCATATGATTCTGAAACAAACGATCAAAAGATTTGTTTTGGTGACTTGCTTGACTCCTATATCTTACGGAGGTATTCTCATGGGAATGAACGAAGACTACGATAGATGGCTTGAGGAACGAAAGCGTAAGGAAGATGAGACACAAATAGTTGCGTTAGGTATTGCGCGGGTGATTGCCATTGCTGCCTTTACGCTACTATTGATCGGACTCATGGCAAGGTGGCTCTAAACATTCTTTTGAAATCGAAAAGAATCTTTCGATGAGTCTGTAATCGACCCCGATAAATAGAGTGTCGGGATTGAATGAAGATCTTTATTATGATAGATCCCGAAAAACACCGCAAGTTGATCGACTTTGCTCAGGCCAAGTGTCTTGAGATCCCGCGTCGGAAGCGGCATTGCAGCGTCATCCTGCACAAGAACAAGATCCTCGCAGTAGGCATCAATAGATTCAAGACGCACCCGCTGGCTGTCAAGCACGGCTATCTCTTTGGAGAGGTTCACTCCGAACTTGATGCTTTCCTGAAATGCGACAGGAAGGAAGGTCTTGAACTATGGAACTTCAGGTTCAATAGTTTTGGGCAGATGCGAATCTCGCGTCCCTGTCCAAAGTGTCTCCCATGGTGTGCAAAGGTCTTTGACAAGATCTACTACACGATGGATGATGGCATCCATGAGTTTGACATGAGCATGGTTGAACTTTATTCTTAACCTAATGCATATGCTGATTGATTTCTGAAAATCAGTCCCTGTAAATCTGCTCCCGTTCTTTCTACGCTTGGGTTCGTAGATATTGCCGCATTAGATGTTGCATTGGTGTTGTTTACGGTAGTTGGAGCAATTATGTTTACTCCACCACCAACTCCCTGACTTTGTCTACGCATGAAGTCCATTGCTATCATCTGTTGACTTGATGGCATCTGTGATGTAAAGGATGCAGCCATCATTGGTTTGTTTCCAAATGAGGCATTTGATCCTAATGTTTGGGGTGCAGATGCATCTGGAACAAATCCGTTTCCAATAAACCAATTGCCGAGAGACTTGAAGAAGTCTTTCTGTGCATCAAGTGATTGAAGAACTTCATCGTAAATGTACTTAATACCACCACCGCCACCAGGAGTACCGACAGTATCTAAAAGTAGTTTTTGTCTTCTTTGTAGTTGTTCTTGTGTCAACTCTGATGCATCTGGTCCAAATAATGAATCATATACATCTGCAAAATAATTTCCGCCTGCAAGACCAAGTTCAGCACCAATATATGAACCAAGTATTGCTCCAGGTATTGCGCCGACCCCTCCAAATGGCGCACCAACCAATCCACCTAGTACAGCACCTATTTCACCCCCTACGATTCCACTACCCGTTGATATTCCTATTCTCTTATATTCAATTGCTTTTTGAGCATCAGTCATATCGCTCTGACTTACTTGATACGCTTGATAAGCACCAACACCACCCATCAGTAGAGGACCAACAAATGGAACTGCTTTGCCGAGAAATTTCAGCATCTTTGCTGCTTTTCCCGCTTGTTCAAATGATTCTGCCGCTCCTTGTAGCGGTATATTTCCTTCTGGTGTGACTATCTTTTGTCTTACCTTTAGACTTGCCTCTGTTGCACTCACACCAGCGTTTTTTGCTGCATTCTCCGCAGCAATCAACTCATTTTTAGCAAAACCAAGTCTTTCTTCAATGTTTTTGATTCTTATTTGATCTTGAACATCTGGACCTGTAGGTTTAGCGTTTGCCGTGTTGGTTGCAGTCTCCAATTCTTTAGAAATTGTGGTTACTTTGTTCTGAGCATCAATCTGATTTCTTAGCAATGTTCTTGCTTCATCATCTGTTATTATTGGTGCTGTTTTTGTTCTTGTTGCCTCTGGCTCTGTCGTTGTTAACTTTGGTTTTGCTTCAATAGGTTCTGTTTTAGGAGTCTTTCCTATTTTTGCTCCTACTGTCCTATCACTTATAGATTTTGGAACTTTTATACCCAGCCTACGAAGAACCGCTGCTGCCGCACTGGCAGTAAGAGCAACTATGCCAGCGACTATGCCAGCACCGAAGAGATTTGAAAGTAATCCACCACCGCCACCACCGCCACCAGCCTCTATACCAGACCTCAGACTTACGAAACCGCTTCCGCCAATAGAGAAGTATTTGTCAAATAACTCCTCCCAGAACTTTCTTTCTGATTTCCTGATTAATTCATTCTGTGTGGCAAGTTCACTGGCTTGTTCTTCCGCTGCAAGTATGCTTTTGTCTTTTTCTTTTGGTCCTTCATTTTCAAGAATATCATAGATTGCTATCACAGAATCTCGTATTTCACCCATCACACCATATGATTTTCTTCTGTTGTTTATTTCATCTACTTCTGCTCTTGTAAGTTTTCTACCAGTGTTTGGATCGCGTCCTTGGCTTGCGAATAGTTCTCGCTTCTTTATATCGGCTCTTTCAGCCAGTATTCCACCACCAAGCATTCTCAGCAATGGAGACTTTGCTGGAATGGACTGTAGAGATAGCATCGTTGACTTCAATGAAGTAGATACAGACTCTTTGAGACTATACTTCACATACTTCATGAGTTCTATGTCATCAGTTTCCTGCATTTTTTGCTGTGTAAGTGATGGTAGTGCCATTGATTTACCTTGCTCTCATTTTTTCCTGCTGTTGCTTGAGTCTGTCATTCTCTTCCTTTATGTGTTGAATGAGAAGACTCATGTATACTTCCCTCTCCCACGGAATCATGTTTTCCAACTCTGTCAGCGAGTAGTGGTGATTTTGCATCATGGTGAAGTTGCACCGATACATGTTTCCCACATTGTCATGACAGAGTATTAGATAAAAAAATCGCGAAGACCCTTATAGACTATTTTGAACTCATGGCTGCAACTCTTGCATTTGCATTCTATTTCCTTCTTCAGGTTTGGCATGTTCAAATAGAAACCCGATATCTTCTCAAACTGTGCCGCATTCATTGAATCTACAAACTGCTTTATCTCATCATCAGTAAAGTCTTTTCTGGTGTATGTCGTTTCCTTATCAAATACGACATCTATAGAATCACAGATGAAGTTGACTATATTTTCAGAATTCATCTCCTTCATCTCTGGCTTTACATCACCCAAGGCTGGATATTTCAGAATCAGACCAACATCATCAGACAACATTATCTTATTGTTGTGTTCTGACGGGAATTCCACCTCCACATTTTCTAGATTTATCTCCACATCCTGCTTTGCATCACACTCTGGACATGTTGCCTTGAGAGTGACTGTCTCGCCCACTGATTTCGATCTTATCTTTGCGAACAGATATTCAAGATCGAATATAGGCATTTTCTTTGGGTCATCGACTCCATCGACACAGATAGAGACGATATCGCACATGGCATCTATCATGTGTGTTTCATCTCCACTTTCAAGTGCCATGAACAGCAATTTCTGTTCCTTGACTAGGAACGGTCTGAATCTAGTCTTCTTCTTTGTTGATGGTATTATGATTGGGTATTTCGGTACGCTAAGTGTTGGCAGTGCCATAATGTAACTCCATTTCAATTATATTCCATTAAGTGCATTCTTCAATATATCCATTACTTCTTCTTGCTCTCCCGTGAGTGTCGGATCTGTTTTTCCAAGTTGTGGTAGTATCTGTGGCATCGATCCTGGGTAAATGGGTTTGCGTATCGATTGTTCTGGTGGTGCTATTCCCTTTGGAGCAACGCGCATTTTTCCTATTATCTGATACTGAGTGTATCCCATAGTTACTGTAACTGTTTCAATCTGATCAGATGCATCTGTGCTTAGTTCTATGTCTCCAACAGACTTGCAGAAAACATCATCAAGCCTCATACACAGAACTTTTTTATCAAGCATGTCTAGTTGATATAGTTTAAGGCTTCTTCTGTAGACATCTGGATATTCGACATCAGCCGTTATGTTCGAATAGGCTGTGTTCATCCAATCCTCGAAAAATACTCGTTCAAACATGTCAGAACCAACTCTAAAGGTCATTTGAAGTTCATTTTGGTAGTTGGTTTCGTAGACATATTCCATAGGAGGACCATATATCTTCAGTGGCTGAGATTGAAGTCCTCTACCTGGCAGATTAGTTGACATGCAGTTCCTAGACAATCTCTCATTTACATACGGATTGAACTCGGTGAACTCAAGATGAAATCTTGTGGGTCTTGCATAACCGCCCATATTTACGATATGGGCCATTTGTTGTTCTATATTACTACGCACCGCTGTCTTGTATTTTGTGTAACCAACAGATTGCTCAAGTTGTTCTTCTGCTCTCTTTAAGTATATGTTGGTCAAGGTCAATTGATTTTGATAGACATCAGTTGCCTGTGCTGAAACATCTCTATTCGCACCACCCTGCAATAGACCAATACTATCTTGAGGTGAGTTTGAGTTTCTACTTACAAATGGTAGTGGATCTGGCATTTTATTATTCCTTTGGTGCTTCTGGCATACCGTTTCTCTTCATCATTCTGTACACCTTGTTCCACACCTTGTTTGGCCTTGCCCCTACAAATTGATATGTTGGGAGATATATCGCTTTCATCCAATGCTCTGGTGGTATTCTTAACATCTTTCCAAGTATGTTTTTATACTTGTATCTTCTTATGCAAACCCTACCATATCTATTTGGAAACTTTCTGAGTTTATTGAGGTTCATCAACATTATTCTACTCTCGGTGTTCGATAGATCCCCGTTCATATAGCCAAGAAGACTCATCAGAACTAATCTTCTGTACCTTGGATAGAGATAGTGGAGGTTCATCCCAAGAAAAGATGTTGGATCGTCTTTTTCGCTGATAAGCATTATGATAAGTGGAAATCTATCCCAATAATCTAACTCATTTCTTGTTTCTGGATTGTAAGCGAAAGTCCACATAGTTCCGCTTCTTATCTTGGATGTGTAGTAATCAGACACACTGTTTCGGAGTATTTTCTGTTTTGTTCTCCTATCATACTGACTAGAGTTGGTTATATCCTCATATGCATCTACTGCAAACTCTTCAAACCACTTCAACGAGTCTAGAGACAAATCATCTGGATCATCAGTTTTATCAAGACTCTCGTCCTTCATTTCCTTTATGGATTTGAATATGGACTTTAAAGTTAGGGAATCATCAACCTCTTCATCCTTTTCTTTTCGATCACCGACAATCCTTTTTAGGTTGCCAATGGCTCTACCAAAGATTCCGTCCATTTCCTTGTCGTTGTATTCGGCCATCAGTTTTTTATTCCTAGATCGGTTTCTGTCAGGATGATAAACTTCCATCCTCTTGCTTCAGCATATTTTTTGGCAGCATCCCACTTGTTTTGGTTCTTGATATACTGCATAGATTCATACAAATAGGTCTTAGTCTTTCTTTTTGGTTGTTTTGGTGGTTTGGTTTGCTTCTTTGGCTTGATCTCGACCAAGTAGGTCTGAGTGGATCCTTTGCTTTCCTTGACCACTATTTTGAAGTCTATGAAATACCTATGAGGTTTTCCGTCCATTTCGTATCTGTATGGAACAACAGTTGACTCGCTAGACCATTCGATGATGGAATCTTTTAAATCACAGTAATCCATAAACTTTCTTTCCCAAGAACTTCTATAAATAATCTTGGTTGGGTCGCCCTTGTATTTTTTTGGATTCTTTGGGCTAAATGTACCCTGAAGGAATTTTTTCTCTAGGTTAGACATATGGCGATGCACGATAATACAACAAAGTTTAGATACAAAGAAGATGAGACTATAGGGGACGCAACCTATTCAGAATTGAAATTTACTGCGTCCGCTGGCTCCAATAAGAGATACTATGAAAGATTTTTTGCTGCCGATTCACTTGAGGACATGATCGTTGAGTCCAATCAGTCGGATGCAACACGATCACCAGAGTTTAAGGATTTCATAAAAAAATCCACTTATTCATTGGGCGAAGATTTGCCAAGACTTCTTTACTATCCACATGATCTTGGTAATAATGCGAGATACAAACATTTCATAGTACTCAATATTTATCAAGGAGATTCCGAGCAAGTAAATCTTAGTACCAGAGAGAAACGAAACAGGGATCAGGCTGTTAGTGCTGTACTTGCCAGAGGTGGCAATCAGTGGAGACTTTCTGATGAAGAAATAAATGGGGCATTAATACAAGGTGGTTATGATCCTTTTTCCAAGGATTTTGAAGAAGCAAAACGGATATATGAAAATTCAGTTGATGGTATTACACTCTCTCAACCTGGGTTCATTGACTCCAATGGTATAGATTTTGGACTAGCAAATTTCGAAGGTGGGGAAAATTCGGGATGGCTACAATTTGGGGGACAAGTTTTAGACAAAGCCAAAGAAGAAGGAGCAGAATTTTTGCAGAGTTTAGTGCAGACAACAGATTTTCTTGATCCAAAAAATCAAACTGCAAAGAACTACGATCAGAAGGGAATATCTGGTCGAAAAGTAAATAGGCCAAAAAATGAGCAGAACATACTGCTCGCAAACAGAAGATTCAATAATGCCAATGTAAAGACCAAGGATACCATCTGTTTATACATGCCTCAAAAGATAACATTTGGTGATCAACTTGTGTATTCTGAAGAAGAAATGGGTCCGATTAAGTCATTGTCTGATGCTATAACTGGAAAACGAGGTGGACTGGCTGGTTTGGTTGAACGAGGCAGTGTAAAAGCAGTAACAGATGTTATTCTAGGTGGTCTTGGTGGTCTTAGTAAAATTACACTTGGCCTTGATGCAGTTTCACCTGTTGTAAATCTTGCTGGTGATTTGAATTTTCAAGGAGCAAGAAATGCAAACACCCGTTCAAGTGCAAATCCTAGAAGAGAACTTTTGTTTAGAGATCCAGCAATACGGACACATCAGTTTTCATTTGAGTTTGCTCCGAAGAATCCAACAGAGGCAGAAACAGCATTAGACATAATACGACTTTTGAGATATCATGCTTATCCTGGACTTAGAACTGGTGGTGCATTTTTTACATTTCCAGCAGAGTTTGAGATGTCATTTTATACAATAGATGGGGTTGGGAATCTATTTGTCAATGATAATCTACCAAAGATGCCCAGGCTTGCTCTGCAATCTATAAATGTAGATTACTCACCAACAGAGTCGTTCAAGACATTTCCAGACTCAAAACCAGCGTTTATTCGTCTTGAACTTGGTTTCATGGAAATGGAACAACTAACAAACGAACACATCATCCACGGATTCTAAAGATGTACGATAAATTTCCAAGGGTAACATACATAACCCCCCAAGGGTTCAAGGATATGACGGACATCATCGTAAGGTTTGATGTTGATCAATATCTGATAGAAGAAAGGTCATTTCCATTAAACTCCACCATCCGTGATGGTGAACGACCTGAGATGTTTGCTCATAGAACATATGGAGATGTCAATCTTCATTGGGTTTCATTGACTATAAACAAATTAATCAATCCCTATTACGATTGGATGCTAAGTAGTCAATCACTCGAAAACTACATCAGTGAAAAGTATCCTGGATACACCATGTTCCTTACTGATATCAATGGTATTGATGCTTTCGGAGGTTCTTTCCGAATCAATGACATCGTCTATGCCACTGGAGTTACAAGTGCTAGTCTACAGCCAGCAATACAGGATTCTCTGAAGAACGGTAGGGTTGCTTCGTATGATCCAGCGTATTGTAAACTTGTCGTGGAGTTTACCCAAAAAACAGCATGGGTTCCCCAAGAGGGAGACTACATTGCTGGAGCAAGTAAGAACAGATTGGGTGTACCTGTGTACTATGTCGCAAAGATTGGAAAAGTCATAGAATCACCGTATGCAGCCCACCATTTTGAAAACTCTGATGGTGAAGAATTGAACCCAAGAATACCATCATCTCTTCATAATGAGTACTTGACTTCTACTGACATGGGATTTACTTTTGGTGCCACGCCTATTGGACGATACATCTTTGAAGATTATACAGTTGGTATGGTAACTAATAGGGAATACGAAATAGAGAAAAACGACGAGAAGAGAAATATACTGATAGTCAATAAGTCGAGTCTGGGGAACCTTGAAAAAGACATTGAGAATAAACTTAGATGAAAAGTAACCCAAAGTCTTACGATAAGCCAAACGATTTCGATCTGCTCACCCTCACGGTAGTTTCAAATAGAGGTGGAGATCCCGTAAGTTTGATAAGTCAGTTTGTTGAGTTGGATATCTACGAAAACATATTTGATAACAAGTTGTTCGGTGAGGTTGTTATTGCTGATTCGTTGAACTACTCTGGTACAATACCGTTGGTTGGGAATGAGACTATACAGGTGTCTTATAGAACAAGAGGAACTACCGACATAGTAACACTAACTGGAAAAGTGTTTGCTGTCCGTGGACTTGGCAGATCAACTAATGAAAAAGGCCAAGTATACAAGTTGCAGTTCGTAAGCGATATACAGTATAAGAATGGAATGATGCGCGTAGCATGTTCGAAAAAGGGAACCATCGGAAAGATGGTTAGAGATTTGTTCATAGAAAATTTCACATCGGATGCGGATATCAAGAAACTGCATGAGATAGGTGATACAGGCTCAAAGACATTCAAGTTTATATTTCCATATTGGAGTCCACTGGATTGTATGAACTGGTTGGCATACAGAGCATTTTCTCCAGGAACAACTCCATCAAACCCATCATGTTTTGTATTCTATGAAGATGTTGATGGATTTCATTTTACAGACATAATGTCCAAGGTTGAAAATAGACCAAAAATGAAATTTAGATATGAGCCAAATAATGCAGCAAATCAAACCGATGTAAATAGATTTCTTGAGAAGACGCAGGAATATACAGTTAGATCTTACTTCGACAGACTAAAAGAATACAAGATGGGTATGTACTCAAGTGTTCTTTATACTCACGATATAACGACTAAGAAATTCAAGTCTAATGAAGTAAACTACGATGATATATTTGGATCATCTAAGCATTTGAACAAATATCCTCTGCTTCCCGCAACAGAGAAATCCATGAAGCAAACAAATATTGGCAACATGGCTCTTCTGCCAGTTCAAAACAAAAAGTTTGATGATGTTGCAGAGAATGAAACACCAGAGAAGTTCTTTCAATATAGGAATAGTCTTCTTGAGCAGTTCAATACCATTAGACTTACCAAAATGGTTGCAGGAAATTCATCTTTGCGATTGCTTGATGTAATTGAGTTTGACATACCAAAGGCTGGATATCTTTCCGAAAATGAACAGGATTGGGTTGATCCATATCTCAGTGGCAGATATCTCATATTTGGAATAAAACATACAATAAGCAATGACCCTGAAATAGGATACAGAACCATCATAGATATTGCCAAGGATTCATTGATAAAGGGTATCCCCGACAAGTTTGAGTAACCTTATACAGAATGGAGAATACTATGGAAGAGAAGAACGAACGCAAGGTAATAACTCCCCGCGAAACTCAAGACAAGTTGAACAAGTTGCCGTATACAAAGGAAGAGTTGCTCGACTGGGAACGGTGGGGAAACGAAAACTTCGGCACTCCCGAAAGGAACCGATGATAAATGGACATAATGGGTCAGGCTGGATTCGTCTGGTGGTTTGGTGTCGTTGAAGACACAGATGACCCATTGAAATTGGGTAGGGTGCGAGTTCGTATTTTTGGATACCACCCACCCAACAAAAAGATGCTTCCTACGGATGATTTGCCGTGGGCGCACCCATTGCAAGACATAACAAGTGCATCCATAAGCGGGGTTGGTAAATCGCCAACTGGACTTGTGGCTGGTTCTCATGTCTTTGGTTTTTTCAGAGATGGTTCAAATGCACAGCAGCCAGTTGTTATGTTTTCTGTTGGCGGTATTCCTGATGAAGTTGCAAACAAGAAGTTTGGCTTCAATGATCCATCGGAAACTTATCCCACAAAGGAATATGTTGACAAGAAACACTCTGATGTTAACTTTCTAGCCACTGGTGAAAACACAGATAAGACTGTGATAGAGGATAGAAAGAAAGACAAGAAGAAAGATGTTCCAGTAGCACTCGACAGTAATGATGTCGAAAAGTGGACTGAGCCAGAGTCACCATACAAACCGAAATATCCCAAGAACAAGGTCTTTGCGACAGAGAGTGGGATGGTCGAGGAGTGGGATGATACCAAAGACAAGGAGCGTCACCACACCTATCATCCAGGTGGAAGTTTTGAGGAAGTTGCAAATGGTTGGGAAAAAGACCCAAAAGGAACTCGGGTTCACAAGGTCAAAGGAAACAACTATGAGATATTGGCTGGTGATGACTTTGTCCATATCAAGGGTAGTGCCAAGATCACAGTAGACGGCTCGGCAAAGATATACATTGGGGCTGGAGAAGATAGTGGAGATCTAAACATACAAGTGGATAGAGATGTCAATCTGTATGTAACGGGAAATGTCCGTGGCACAGTTGAGAAGAATGTAGATCTTACGGTAAAGAAGAAGTATAGAGAAACAGTTGAAGACAGCCGCTATTTCAAAGTCAATGGCGACTTTGTAGTTGAGGCAGAAGGAAACATCGTTCTTAAATCTGGTAAGAATGCAGTTGTCAAGACGGCCAAGAACTCGGATGTCTTCCTATCGGGAGAAGCCCCATCGATCAAACTAAACTCTCCGCGAGGGGGGTCTGATCCAACCGTTCCAGTCGGAGACTTGACATGATCCCACTAAACTGGCGTGGGGTTTTTAGCCTATCAGTAAGGTATAAAGTTGGTGATGTTGTGTATTTTAGCGATGATGGTTTCACCTATGTCTGCAAGCGCGAAACATACGGCATACCGCCTTACATTTATGACTCTGGATTTGAGTTGTTGGCTGGATTCAACATAACCGAAATTGACGGGGGTTCTTTCTAATGCCTAGCGTTGGTCGAGTTGGCGCAGATAGTGCTGGCGGATTGATTACCTCTGGAAATTTATCAGTTGAGATAAATGGTCTTCCCGTTGCCATAATTGGCAGCAAGGTCAAGGGACACGGGGATTCACCCCATAGTTCCCCCACTATGACTGTGGGATCTCAGAGCGTGGTTGTTGGAGGCATAGGTATCTGTAGGATGGGAGATTCCGCCAGTTGCGGAGATACTCTTATATCAAGTAGTAATGTGGAGGCTGGCTAATGGTGTGGCCGCAGAATCAACCTGGTTATCCAAATATCTTTGATGCTGCAAATTGCAGCCTCATATCTCAACTTTTACCAGCAAATGCAAAGAAGTTTCTTGCAGATTTCATGGATGGAAACGCATTCAGAAATCCAGTTCAGCAAGTAACGGAAGCACTTGGCAAAAAACTTGGGGGCAACCAAAACAAGTTGAATGAACTTCTTGGCGCAGATAGTCCATTTAACAATTCTTTGGAAGAACTCAATGGTGCTTTGAGTGGACTAAACACAGAACTAAGTGCTTTCAATGCCCATACAGCGCGGCTGAGTGGTGTTCAACTCGGAGGAGACAACGGAGTTCTTCCTAGATTGGATCAAATCATAGGAGTAATGTCTGCCTACAACAGTATAAAGGATCTACTGAAGGATCCTGGTGAGTTGCTTGAGGACAACTTCTCCAATGCATTCTCGTCTCTAAATCCACAGATATCTGGTCCATTCTTTGAGAACTTTGGGCAGAATATGAATCAGATAGGAACCGTACTGTCCAACATCGAAACTCAGTTGGCACTTGGTGGAGCCTCTGGTTTAGCCGATACGGTGGGTCAGTTGAGGCAGTTGACGCAGAATGCTCTATCGCTACAGAGTAATATTCAGACGCTCATAAACAATGACAACAACACATTTGCCTTGGCGTTAGCCTTTGTGGAGCGTTATGCCTTGGGAAATACAATCATATCATCTGCTCTGACCGACCCATGCTTCGGCGCAAAGTTGGCTAAGAATCTAATTCTACAGCCTGACTTTAGCAAGGGGCTTGATGATATAGCAGCAGAAACGGGTACTAAGATAGAAGGTGCGCCCGTAAACTTTCTGGATTTTGTTCCAAGTCTGAAGAGTTAATATTCGTCATATTTGTATCTGATAAATATTTGCTACTTTGGAGAAACTAATGATTACGGATTCATTGCAGGGTTGGTTAGAGGTTGTTGGTGCCGCTCTGGGTGCTATTACTGCGGCTATAGGTGCTTTCATTGCGTCTAAACCAATAATAAGGTATTTCAAAAAGCGTGGAGCAGTAAAACGCGAGGAAACTTTTAATACAGTCAATATGCGTATATCTGATCTTCTTGGAGAACTTCGAATGAAGTCCAAGGGTTCTCGCGTTTCACTTACTCAGTTTCATAATGGTGGAAAGTTTGCTGATGGGTCTTCGATGCGAAGGATGAGCATATCGCATCAATCTTGTGATCCAAAAATATCATCTACCATGCAGTTTAGGCAAGATGTTCTTGTTAGTAGATTCGTGGAAATCATACAGCAGTTGCGAGAAAACAATCCGCATATAAGAAATGTCTCTTCTTTGTTTGAGTCAAACACCAAGAAGTTCTATGAACTCCATGATACCACAGGCTTCTCGATTTTGCCGCTGTTTTGCAGCGATAGCCTCGTAGTTTATGGATACATAACAATTGAATGGTGTGATTTGCAAACTATAGACAATGTTGATGAAACGGATGTCAAGTCCCACATGGAATACACCCGAGATCAGGTGTCATTCCTTCTCAATTCAGCGAAAGACTATAGATGAGCATCATAAGGAAAAACTTTTTCAAAGATTTGGATTTGGATTTTACTCCTCATCCAGTTACTGCTGATGTCTCTCAAAAGACGGATGCGGAGGCTGTTAAAAGAGCCATAAGAAATTTGGTTTTGATGAATCGTCATGACAAGCCTTTTCAACCATACATCGATGCACGGATAACAAGACTCCTATTTGAGCCAGCAACCCCGATCATAGCCATGCAACTAAGGTCAAATTTGATAGACATGATCAATCGACATGAGCCAAGGGCAAAGGTTAATGATGTGATTGTTTCCTTCAACGAAAAGAAAAACTCGTTCGAAACACAGATTTCGTTCATGCTATTGAACAACAGACAGGTGTCTAGTGTGTTTGTTAGCATAGAGAGGCTAAGATAAAATGCCAAATCGTGTAGTAACAACACCAGTGACAGAATTAGACTTTTTTGCAATAAAGGAAAATCTAAAGACTTATCTCTCTGGTACATCTGAATTTTCAGATTTTGACTATGAGGGATCGGGAATAAATATTCTTCTTGATCTACTTGCCTATAATACACACTACACGGCTGTGTATGCAAATATGTTGGCAGCAGAGTCTTTCATTGACTCAGCAGTAATGAGGCGATCACTTGTCTCACTTGGTAAAAATCTAGGATATGTCCCAAATTCAAGCACTGCTGCAACGGCTGTACTGAATCTTACAATGGGAACTACCTCTGGAGTTCCAAATTACATCCCGATTGGAACAAAGTTTTTTTCTTCTAAGGATGGAGATAATTACACCTTTAGCACTGTTGATTCATTCAAGGTCAACAAAGATGCTGTCCCATACAAAGTTTCCAATCTTGAGGTGAGGCAAGGTATCTATAAGACTGCATCGTATATTTACGATTCAACAATAAACGCAATACGATTTGAGATCCCCTCTGCCAAGATAGACAAAAGTCTGATCAAGATATATGTCATGAATAGTCCAACCGATCTATCCAATATGGATGAATCGTGGAAAGTTAATGACGACTATCTTCAGTTGGACTCGACCTCTAAGGTATTTTTCATCAATGAAAACTTTAGAGGAAACTATGAGATTTCTTTCGGAGATGGAATACTTGGTAGCAAGCCAGCGGATAAGAGTTACATAATGATAGTCTACTTTCAGACAGAGGGATCTGCTGGAAATGCAATAGGAAATTCTGATACCGATGCTGCTTCATCATTTACTTTCAATGGTATTGGTGGAAATGATTTTGATGCAAGTGTGGACACGGTAACAGCATCATATGGTGGTGCCGAAAGAGATACGGAAGAACAAATAAGATACACCGCTCCAAAGTACTATCAGTCTCAAGATAGGGCAGTCACCATTTCAGATTATGAAAGCATAATACTAAAGGAATACTCTGCTGCCAGTGCGGTTAGAGTTTGGGGTGGCGAGGAAAATGATCCTCCAGTTTACGGTAAGGTATTCGTATCAATACTTCCCAAGAGTGGGGAAATATTGAGCGATGCTGCCAAGGAATCAATAAAGACCAATATTCTGTCAAAGAAGAAGGTAATAGCCGTAACTCCAGAGTTGGTTGACCCAGACTACACATACATCAAAGTGAATTGTTTTGTAACATATGATTCATCCAGAACAACTCAAAGCGATATCAGAGTTGGTAGTTCTGCATCAGCAGCTATAGTCAACTATTCAAATACTAGTCTTGAAAAATTCAATGGATCATTCAGATATTCTGTTCTCACAAGATTGGTTGACCTTTCTAATACGGCAATGGTGAGTAACAGGATATCAACAAAACTTGCCAAAAAACTAATACCGCGCGAGACTCCAACATCTTTCATATTAGATTTTGGAGCAAAACTGAACCATCCATTTGATGGCAATAACACCATACTGAACTCATCCGTGTTCAAATATAAAGACACATCAACAAATCTCTTGGTCGATTGCTTCTTAGAGGACGATGGATATGGATCTATTTCAATATACACCATAAAGGACGGATCTAAAGTAGTTTTGAAGAGTGGTATCGGATCGGTGGATTATCAAACAGGAAAAGTGAATTTGGTTAATTTCAATCCCTACAGCAGCAACAAACTATCTTATATCGAAATATCTGTCGAGCCAGATCAAAGATTTGACATTGTACCAAAGAGAAATCAGATACTAAAAATAGACGAAAATATTTCTGGATCTATTGTTGTTGACACGGTCGATGTGTCTCGCGGTAATATCTAATGGCAAATATACCCCTACTTCTCAATACTGGAACAGGAGCAGCCGCACCAGCGGCAACTCTTGCTCTTTCAGAGGAGTCTCCCCGAACTATAAAAAGATTTGGACCGAGCAATCTGATTGTTGATCAGGTTCCAGACTTTATAAACAGAGATCATGAGGGTTTCAGAAGTTTTGTTGAAGCATATTACGAGTGGATGGAAAGGAATCTAAATCCATTTGGTATCATCGATAGTTTTATGGATATGACCGATGTAGACACAACCATCGGTTTATTTGTCCTTGATTTCAGAGAAATGTATCTAAAGAACTTTCCATTGCAGTTGGCTACAGATTCAACTGGAAATATCGTTAGTGAGGCCAATTTTCTCAAGAATGCAAGAAACTTTTATGGAGCAAAAGGAACAGAAAAGTCTTTCAAGTTTCTTTTCAGACTGATCTACAACGCGGCATCCGAGGTTTATTATCCTGGTAATGATGTTCTGAAGGCATCTGATGGAAGATGGATAGAAAAGTTTTCTCTGAAGACAACCAACACTGGAGGAACTGCCAATTTTCAGATGGCTGGTCATCAAGTTGTTCAGATCAATCCATTGAATGGTGATGTCATTGCATACGCAGAAGTTGCCGATGTCATTCAGTATCGCAAAGAATACTATGATATCAACGAAATATTCATCAAGAATAAGTTTGGCACATTCTTACCGAATCTGGATGTCTATGTTGATACATCAAGTGGAAGGCTGCTGGAGCGTGTCTATCCTGTAATAAGTGGATATGAAATAGTTGATGGTGGCCTTAGATATTCCAGAAGCGATGTTGTTACAAGTTCTACATCTTACAATGGATTTGGGCTTGAGTTGGCAATAGACTCGGTGAAGGAAAACGGTAAGATCACGGGAGTACAGATAATCGATTCTGGAATTGGTTACGATCAGACACCAACAATATCAATAGCATCGAATACAGGAAACGGACTTGCTAGAGTAAATGTCACGATTGGAGCCGTGACATCCTATCCAGGATACTTCGCCACCAACAGCGGAAAACTTAGTTCAAACAAGAAACTGTATGATGCCGACTACTATCAGGAGTTTGCATATGCTCTACGCAGCGAAGTACCATTTCTTACCTATAAAGAAATATACAAGAAGTTGGTGCATCCTGCGGGATTCAAGATGTTCGGTGATGTTCTCATCAAGCGTGACATAGTAGATTCTCTTCCATTTCATTCCGAGATGCAGAGATATGAACTTCCTTTCATTGGTCACTATACACCATATAGAATTGGCACAACCGCCGATCTATACAACAAGTATGTCAATGGATTCAACCCCCGAGGAAATTCATTCAGTTCATACCAAGCATACGGCCAAAGTGGTGGAAAACTACTCGTCACTCCAGTTGGTTTTACATTCAATGGCGGCGTAACATGGTCAACTATTGCGGCAAGTGGATCTAATGGAAATCTGATATCAGCCAGTGTCTTTGAGTTTCAGCGAGTCGGTGCTACACAAGGTGCTTTCTATCTAAAGCAGATAGATTTTGACACTACATCAGCAAGCATAACTGGCGGTGGATTTGTTGAGGGTATAACATTCACCCTCATAGACAGCAATGCCACTGGTTACACGGCAACGATACAAAGAGTTCTATATGGCATTGGCATTGTCCCCGAAACATCAGCGGGACAAACCCATGACCCGCAAGGACTTCCTCTTGGATCAAGCGGTAGTATAGAGGGATACATACAAGCACAGGGATTCAGTTATGCTTATTGGAGAGTTTATCACCACCCGAATATCAGAGGAATAAAGGGTCTAACAGGACCATTGGGTGGTGGTACTGGACTAGGAGCATCATTTGGATCCGTTGCATTGAACCCATTCTTCAGAATGCCGATAGGATACCACTTCCATTCAAATCCAAACAGTGGTCCATACGAAGGAACCACTGGCGATGACAATCAGTATGGTCTGATCGAAAGCACAACTCTAACCTCACCGAACTTCTAATATGGCAAACAACGCTCTCAAAACCCTACTGAAGACAGATCTTGTTCAGATGATCAAGAGTGGTCTTACAACACAAGAAAACTATTATCTTTTTGTAAGCAGAGCCACTCCATATACGGACAATGCAGAAACCACGACTGTTGTAGAGAGTGATACAGTTCCGCCATCAGTGGGTGAATCATCAAGAAATGTATACGACACATTCAGGAACATTTTGTTCATCAAGAGGATTCAACCAGACAACATGCGGATAGTGATTCCGCGTGTCAATTGGACTGCTGGTGAAGTATATGATGCGTATACCGAAACAAAAGACATGGCTGGAAAAACATACTATGTGATGACCAGTGAATACAATGTCTACAAGTGCATGTATGCCGATGGGACATCGGATATAATGCCAACGGGTAAATCGTCCGACATCATAACAACTGGTGACGGATATAAGTGGAAGTACATCTATTCTGTACCCGAAGATTATTTGGGTTTTATAACAGAAGAGTATATTCCCGTGTATCTTGCATCGGTTACAGATAAAGATCGGGTGGAGCAAAAGTTAGTTCAACAGAGGGCAAGACCAGGTTCAATAGATTCCGTTTCGATTACCGCTTCTCTAAGCCCCACATTTTCAAAGATATCTTCAGCAAAAAGATATGTGACGGAAGCATACAACTCATTCTTATCAACACAGGGAATAACTCCGAATGTGGCGGGATCGTCTTATATCGCATTTGATGCTTCACAAGAGAGCGCAACAATCGGTAGTTCTTATTGGGATGGATATGGTCTTTATGTCTCCGAAGGTGCTGGAGTGGGTCAATATTTCAGAATATTGAATTTTTATAAGAATGGGAATGCTGGTGCGAGTTACTACTATGCGAATGTCTATCCATCTCTAACCCGCAGTCTTGAAATAGCAGAATCAGAAAACAAGTCACAATTCAAGATAGTTCCATATGTTGTAGTCGATGGTGATGGTCAGGATGCAGTTGTTGTTCCCAATACCACCAATGCAAAGAAAGTGGTCACTATGTCTGTGATTAATCCAGGCAAGAACTACACATATGCAAGACCAAGAATAACCACAGAAAGTTCAAGTGTAACTATTGGATCTGGTGTTCAGGCTCTCAATAATTCCATTTCAACGGAACTATCAACCCCCCAAGGCCATGGTGCTGATGCCATAAAGGAATTTGGTGGATCCGATCTCATGATCATCATGGAAGTTGATGGGACAGAGGGCGGCAAGATATCAACAAGAAATGACTATAGGCAGTTTGGAATAATCAAGAATCCGTATCTTTATGGCGGTCTTACCCTTGCTGGCGTAGAAGAAGATGTGGTACTCAAGTTGCTGATAAAGAAAGAGCCTAACAAGACTTCAATATACAGAACCAGAGATGAATACAATGCTGGTACTTTTGTAGTTGGTAATTACCTTATCGGCAAAGAATCATTGGCAAATGGTCGTATTGTTGGATCAGAGAGGATTCCAGGTTCAGAATTCCATCAGGTAAATCTTGTTGATGTTGTTGGTAACTTCAGATTCTCAGATGAAGCATCGTTGAGAAGTCGCGTTTATTTTGGTCTAACATTCTCTGGGTCTTTTGTCACGGGAGACAGTGCATTCCAATATTCGGGAATCACTGGGTTGACCTTGTCTGCTTCTGGAACGGTGGTTTCGTTTGACATGAGTGAAGGAAGTGTATTGTTGAACTGTACCAATGGAGCCTTTGTAGAGGGCAAGTCAATATTCTTCACAACAGGTTCTACTCTTCCAAGTTCGTACATAATTGATGTTGATGAGGAGTTTGGAGAAAAGGTTGGGCAATTCTCGCTCGGACTGACAAGTGGAAGTGCGTTCCTTGTGTTTGGGTCTACGGGAGGATTGAGAGATGAAAACTACGGAAGAATAGCATCTACTCAGTTGGACAGAGTGGAAATAACAGATGTAGGAGAATACAACCTGACCACACGATTGACACTCGTTACTACATCTTCGCCATTTACAGATAAAATACTTGTTTCTGGTGACGCTATAGATGGCATTGTTTCACAGACCAATTCCACAACTTTGAAAAAGGTGACGGGAACGGTTGTTGATTTTGCCGTAACTGGTGGACTTGGCAACACTGGAACATTAAGCCTTACTGATGTAAAAGGTTCTTTCAACAGTAGTGATCCATTGTTCTATTCGGCCTACGGATCGACCGCAGAAGCCAGCATAGCCGCCAATATAAACTCTATTACCAATTCGGATATCGAAATAGGTTCTGGAGATTTGTTATACATAGAAAATGTAAGACCAATCGTTAGAAATTACGAACAAGCCGAAGAGTTCAAGATCGTGATTGGTTTCTAGGAGCAAGAGTAGATGCCTTCTTACGACCCCTCGCTGTTCAATATCAATCCATATTACGATGACTTTAATGAGGACAAAAAGTTCCTCAGAATGCTGTTTAGACCTGGCTACTCCGTTCAGTCCAGAGAACTGACGCAGTTGCAGACCATCCTACAGAATCAGATTGAGCGATTTGGAAATCATATTTTCAAGGATGGAAGCAAAATACTTGGGGGTGAAATATCCACTCAGACCTTGAACTTTGTCCGAATCAAACCATCTACTTATTCGGCACCAATATTTACCATTTCCCCGTCTGATATTGTTGGTTATAGTCTAATACAAAGGAATGGAAATGGTGATATTCAGGTAAAGGCAAAGGTAATTGACTACAAGGAGTCTTATGGAGAAACAGATCCATATGGAATTGCTGTAGTAAGTTACCTTTCTGGCTCACAGTTTGCGGCTGGAGTAACCCTTGAATGCACCAACCCAGACAAGACTGTTGCCATAAGCATACCAACAAATACCGAAACAGAAGCCTCTGCAACACATACGGGAGTCTGCAAGGTTGTTGGAGTTAACGATGGTATCTACTATATCAATGGATTCTTTGTCAAGTCTACTGCACAGTTTGAGGCAGCATACACCGTAAGCAACGGTATAAGACAATTCACAAACCCGACAGGTTTTATGGGTTTTGATGTTGTTTCAACAATAGTCACTGACAAAGAAGACTATACCATAAAGGATCCAGCAAGTGGAAGTTACAACTACAACGCTCCTGGAGCGCATCGCTATAAGATAGATCTTGTATTGAAATTCATTGAGACTCTGTCTGGTGAGGACTTTATAGATCTTGTTAGATATCAGAATGGATTGATTGTCGGAAAAAATGAAGAAACACAGTACTCCGAACTAGTTAAATTGTTTGCAGAAAGAACATATGATGAAAGTGGCAATTATGTCGTAAGACCATTCGATATAACATTTAGAGATGCAGGCGGAAATACCCTTTATGCAGATGTTGGGACGGGAAAAGCCTATGTGTTTGGTTACGAATATGAAAGCAAGTCCAAGGATTTTATTGAAATACCCAAGGCAAGATCAACCTTCGATTATGATGATCAAAGCATAGCGAACTACTTTGGAAACTATGTTAAGTTCCGATACACCCCATCTACTAGTTCGTCTCTTGTGCCTTTGTTTACTACGCTTAACTCAAATATAAATCAGTCAAGTAGGGGTCATAGGGTCTATTTGTACAAGGAAGCCATTACTGGCACTACCCTCAATCCACCAGATCTAACCAAGGCTTATTTCACTGGCTATGTTGGCAAAGTAGAACCAGAGCAGTCAAATACTCAGATAAGCACACAATCAAATGGAACAATAGACTTCAAGGTTCATTTCTTAGAAATAGACAACTTGAGTTCATCGATAACGGGAGATAGCAATAATGCTGTTCTTGCCGCCATTGCACAATCAAGTTTATATCTGTATAACGAAGATACGAGAGTTTCCACCCCACTATTTACGGTCACGCCAGATACACTTGCAGTAGGAATCACTTTTAACACCAATACTCTAGTTGCTACTATTAACAAAGTCAATAGTTTTGATTCTGATAGCAGATCATTGATTTACAGAGCAAATGGGTCAGCAGCATCTACCGTAATAAAGAACATAGATGAACTAGCATATACACATCCTGTGTTTGTTGGATTTCAGGTAAACGCAAATACAACGGCGCAGCCTGAAGTTCTTTTGAACAAGGGCGTGGATTTCAACTGGTGTCTTGCTAATGGCACGACTCCAAATGGAGTCAATATTCCACTAGACATAACTGATGGATATTACATTGTTGCTTCTTCGGGAAATCAAAGTCTTCCCGCAAATAGTATGGTTAAGATTGTTGGAGATAATACAGCGGTACCTGTGGGTGCATTGAAAGTCACGGCAATATTGAGTGCAGACGGCGACAAGGTAAAATTCACATCAAATCTACCAAATGGTGGATACTACCTTGTAGGAAAGGCAAAGCATCGTAGCATTGGCATCATAACAACCCAAGACCAAGAGATGATTGGAAAGATGCGTGTAAAGACTTCCACCGATACATCTGAAGTCATAAACAACAATACTGCAAATCTAAGCACATTTAGGCGAGTGATAAAGACAAATTCTGCTGGAACTCCATATGAGATTTACTTCAACTTGAATAAATCTGATGTGTGGAAGATAAACAGCATAACAGATGGTTCGGGAGTAGACATTTCCGATAGATTCATATTCGATAATGGTCAGACTGATCAGAAGTATGAACTATCAAAACTTTATATTAAGCCAGAGTATCTGTCAACATACAAAGCCAATACGACATTTACAATAAATGTAAACTACAGTTACTTTGAACACACTGGATATGGTCCACTCACAGTCGAATCGTATCGTGGAATATCGTATGAAAATATTCCAGTATACACAAGTCCGACATCGGGACAATCAATACAACTATCATCTGCCATCGATTTTAGGTTTGTGGCATCTGTTGCAGGAACTAATTCTCCTTATGTGACCTATTCAAACGGAATAATTCCCGACAAGTTTACTGTATCTTCTTCATATACAGCATATGTGCCGAGAATAGACAAGTTGGTTATTGGAAGAAATCTTTCTGCTGATGATGAAACACCTATTCCTTCTATATTGCGCGGGGTTCCTAGCGAAATCCCTATTGTACCAGAAGACATTTCAGATTCGATGACATTGTTTGTTCTAAGTGTTCCTGCATACACATTTAGCCCAACAGATGTTAAGGCCGAGCGTATAGGAAACTCACGATTTACTATGAAGGATATTGGAGAAATATCCAACAGAGTTAATGATCTTGAGCAATATGCGGTTCTCAATGAACTTGAATTGGGAATAATCTCTGCAAATCTAAAGTTAAATACGGGCGAAGATGCTATAGTGAAGGCTATTATCACTGATACATTTGATGGACATTCAATTGCCGATGTATCTGATCGAAATCACCAATGTTCTATTGACATTGAACGAGGAGAACTAAGATCTTCTTTCCGCTCTGAAGCATACGAGTATAGGCATAATACAGCAGAGGCTGGTCTTACTTTAACCACAGATAACATACTATGTCATAATTTCTCCAAGTTTGCAACACCTGTTATATCCCAAACGAAAGTCAGCACGACTCTAAAAGCAAATCCTTTTGATCTTCCAAATTGGGTAGGAAATATCAAAATAACTCCACATGGAGACTACTGGTATGACAATACTACACGCCCATTCGTCAAAAATAATGATGATAATGCAAATGATGCTTGGCTGTCTGGAAACATTCTTGGATCTTATGGACACGGTTCACAGTGGAATGATTGGGAGAGTATTTGGTCTGGAATTTCAGTTGAACTTGATGATGCAGAGAATAGAAAGAACTCATCCTTCTTTTCCAAACCAAGAGGTGTGAATTCTGGACTTAATATTGATAAAAAGAATATTATTGTTGATGGATATGATAGGTTCATAACAGCACTCGAAACACAGAAATATGATTACATAACTCGTCTTAGAAAGAAGAAGTTCTACGAGCAAGTAGCCACAAACACAATACTCAACAAGAGTGTTGTTCCTCTGATGCGAGGGGAAAAAACACTCACATTCAATGTCTACAACATGAAGCCAAACACAACGGTTCATGTATTCTTCGACAACATCAATGTGAATCAGTATTGCACTGTAAACGGTTCTTCTGGACCATTTATCACAGATTCTTCAAACGGATCTCTACTCAATGTGGTATTTGATATTCCAGCAAATATGTTTGAAGTTGGAAATAAGATACTTCGTGTAATTGACAATGCTAACAATGTTGTTGAGAATGCAACCACAATTGCTGAAACCACATATAGAGCGTCTGGCCTCAAGGAAGATGAATATTATGGCGTTTCATCGATCAGACAACCAGATATTAGGAAACAGACTCCAAACAGCAACAAAGTTGTCAGTAATCCCCTCTATCGCGATAAGAGCATAAACACAGCCAAATACAATCAGTGGATCGATCCTCTTGCACAGACATTTGAGATCAGTCAGAATTTCTATCCAAATGGTCTTTACCTTGAGAGTGTTGATCTGTTCTTTGCAACCAAGGATTCTTCTCTACCCGTTACAGTTGAGATACATCCAGTTGTGAATGGATTGCCTCATCCGTCTGTGGTTCTTCCATTTAGTACTGTTGTTAAGAATCCTTCGTCTGTTACTGCAAACAGTAGCACTCCGACAGCAACAAACTTCAAATTTTCAACTCCAGTTTATCTTGCACCTGGTAGGTATGCAATACTTGTTCGATGCAATACATCAGACTACTCCTTGTTTGCTGCAAATATTGGAGACTTTGACATACTTACCAATGAAAGAATAGCATCCACTTTCATTGGAGGGGTATTGTTCAAACCACAGAATAACACTGAGCCAACTGGAGACAACAATATTGACTTGATGTTTAACTTGAACAGATGTGAATTCTCATCACCATCTGGCGACATAGTGCTTCAAAACTACTATGGTGGTGCTGAAGATAATGCCACTGTCAATCTGATACAACCAAATCCAGTTGTGTTTGCTCCATCGGGAGTATCAGTTACAACAAAGATAATGGCTCCAACCGAGATGTCGGTGGTTCCAAATAGAAATATGACTCTGTCCACGCCATATCAGGTTTACTCAACGGGATCGCTAAACATAAAGTTGGCAACCAGCATTGTCACACCAACTCTTCTATCTCCGATGATAGACATGGATATGACAAATACTGTGGTTGTTGAGAATGTGATTGACAGTAGCAACAGCACTACAGAGGAATTGACACCGACATCTGGTGCCGCTAATTCTTCTGTAGCAAGATATATCTCCAAGAAAGTGACATTGCCTATTGGGGAATCTGCAACAGAACTTAAGGTAATACTTGATCTCAATAAGCCAGCAGGAACATTCATTGCTGTCTATGGAAAGGTTTCAGACTCACGAATAAACGCTGGATTCAACTCCACAGACAAGTATGTACTTATGAGCGTTGATGGAACAGATGCTTTCCAAACAGGAAATCAAAGCACGAATTCACAATCCGAGTTCGACTTCAGAGAAATAATGTACAAGATGGCCTCAACCAAGGAATTTGATACATTCTCAGTCAAGATTTGCATGTACTCAACATCAAGCGGTTCAATCCCCAAGGTTAAGAATCTTCGGGTGGTGGCTGTTGAATGAAAGACTATATCCGAGATGATCGAACAAAAGCAGTGTTTCTTTGCAATAAAGCAAAGGCACATGATCTTTTGGAAAAAAGAATGATGAGACGAGAAATAGAGGCTCTCAAAGAAGAGATAAATAGACTAAAGAGCCTAGTAGAAGAAATCATAGCAAAGAGAACTTGAAATGCCGACAGGTCCATCAAGCATCAGTTACATAATCCCTCCCCTGACTTTGTCGGATACATTCTATGAATGGTATAATCTGACAAACACAGATATCATTGACAAGTTAAATCGTGTCAAGGTTTATGAACTAGACGGAGACACTGGTATCGCAGTAAGTGTCGATGACTCTGGTATTGGGACGATATACATCGATACAGTCATTCCTGGTGATCATACTTTTACGGGTAATATCACATTCAATGGGGCTGTTACCACAGTTAACACAAACCTCATCACCATTGATGATTACAATCTTGTTCTTGGTGCTGTAGGTTCTGATGGAGGAACAGGCGGAACATCAGATGCCATAATCACCAATGCTGGTGGTGGCGGTATTGTCATTGCTGGTGCATGTGGCGACAAATATTTCTTATGGAAAGCATTTGATGGCGGAAAGACCTATACAGCATGGCGCATCAGCGACAGTCTTGCTTTTGCTGGTGATGCAAAACTTTATTCGGGAAACAACAAGTTCATACTCAGCGAGGGTGATGACAATACACCCGCATCTCGCGTTACGATAACCACTCACAGCGGTGGAGTAACTGTAGATACTGAAACATATTTTGACTCTGTAGGAACCACATATGGAAACTTTGCTTTCCTAAGTGATGGTTCAACTCGCGTCATCAACGGATCGCTACTAAAAAGATTTACAATGCCAGTTGGTGGAATAACTGGCATTGGCCTCACCTTTGGTATGGTTGTTCGTCACGATACAACCACAAATGGAGTAACTCTTGCTCTAGCGAATACACCAGCAAATGCTGAATCTTTTGGTGTAGCAGTCAATCTAAATACGACATCAAATTTTGTCGATGTGAATCTTCTTGGATATGTCTCTGGCAACTTTGCAGATTGCATTGCAAGCCAAGATTCAATGACATCTCTTGGAACTGGTGAGTTCTACTTCTTGTCCGATACAGAGGCAGGAAAGATAACCAAGACTCCACCATATATCACAGGTAGAGTCAGGAAGCCGATACTTTACGCACTAGGTAGCACTGCTGCTATGGTGATGAACTATGTTGGTGCAAAGAATGTTGACTACGATGCACTCTACTCAAAGTTGAATGCATCCACAATCGTAATCAGTCATGATCCCAATGAGTTCAGCATTGGTGATGTTGTTAGATTTGAAGAAGGAATCACCTCTGGTACTCGACTCTATGGTTCATATGTCAAGGCTCAATGCACAAGTCCAGAGGAAGCAGAAGCCATTGGAATAATCTCAAAGGTAAATTACGGTGGGTCATCGGCATCATCTTTGATCACCATTTCTGGATTTATTGACCTTTCAGCAACTGGATTGACATATTCACCTGGTCAGGTCTACTTCCTCGGTGAGGAACCAGGCGAGTTGACGCTTGAAAGCCCAAGCACAGTCAACACAGTACGCAAGCCAATGATGGTTGCAGTCTCGCCAACTACAGCAGTTGTGCAGAACTATGTTGGTCTTGTGATAGACAGCAATTCAAGCACGGGTACGAGCATAGGACTATCAAGTTCATCTGGTCAGCGAAATAAGTTGATAAATGGAAACTTTGATATCTGGCAAAGAGGAACAACATTCTCCTACAGAAATCCAAGCACAGAACCAGACAGGTATTCTGCTGATAGATGGAAACTTGTCAACACTGGTGGTTCGACCGCGGATAGATTAGGCATCAGTGTAAACAGAACTCCACTTGGTCTTGGTGATCTTCCAAGTTCAACTGCATATTCCAACTATGGATTGCAGTTCTCAATAGGTACAGGAGGATATACAGCGGGATCAAGCACCTATCTTTATCAGCGTATTGAGGGTATTGAGAATCTGCCAAAGGGATATGCGACCGTTTCTTTCTACGCAAGATCTACAGTAACAAACTCAAGACTTGGTGTGTCATTTAGAAGAGACTTTGGTGGTGGTACTGCACCAGACTTTGCATCAACTGGCATTGAGCAGAACTCGCAAAAAGTTGCAGGATTCGTCACCATTGTTCCAACTGAGTGGACTAAGTTTACACATACATTCAGCCTACCAGATTGCTCTAATGGATTAATAGGCGCATCTGGTACAGATGGTCCCGAACTACGATTCTTCTTGAGGGCTGGCTCGGATCTTGTCACTGGCAAGGATGTATCTGAAGCAATCAATCCAAATCTTATCAATTCTAACAGTTATAGCATTGAGATTGCACAGGTTCAACTTGAATCTGGTAGAGAGGCAACTGAGTTTGATCTAAGGGATCAGACTTCTGAAATGCAGAAGTGCATGAGATACTATCAGACGAATGCAAATGGAACTACTTATGAGCGACCATATAGATTCTTCACTGATGGCTCAATAAGTTATAGCACAACTACAAACATGGATGCTATCTATGTTGCGACTGGCATTTATCCTCAGATAACATTCCCAGTTAAGATGAGAACTCCAACTTATACACTGAACACAAAGGCAAGTTCACCTGGTGGAGCATCAAGTGTAATAACGGGATATTATAAACACAATGGGGGATTCCTTGCCCCCCATAATTCAACATCATGGTTTGTAATGTATTACGAAGCAGAGGCAGAACTCTAAAAGAGGATTACGATGGGAACAAGTGCATTTGATCCAGTTATATTAGCAGATGTCCGCTCGGTGCGGCACAAGATAGACATTTCTGGTGCCTGTGGTGGCGTTCTAACTGTTGGTGATGTTGTCAGATATGATCCAACAAACGACTACTACATCCCTGCAAGGGCAAACAACACGACAAATGCAAACTTTGTTGGAGTTGTCGAGAGCATAAGCGGAACAGAAATAGTTCTTGTCTACTCAGGTGAAATCAATCTACCAAGCGCATTGTTCTCTGCAATAGGTGCTGGATATACAGCAGCACAAGTATTCTATCTTTCAGACACAAATGCTGGAAAGATGTCAATCACTCCACCATCAACTCCTGGTAGCGTTATCAAGCCAGTGATGATGGTAAATAGCGATTTGATGGGGACAGACTTTGACGGAATCATCATCAATACGGCTGGAGATGTCATCCAAGGTGATTCAAGTGTAGATATCAGCGAGATACAACCAGTTGGATCTGTTTTGGCTTTTGCTGGACAGACAGCAGATATTCCAGCGGGTTGGGAACTTTGTGATGGTGGACTTCTCTCTATCGCCACATATCCAGATCTATATGCTGCACTTGATGACGGCAAAATCTATGGATTCAGCCAAGTCGCATCATTTTCTAAACTGGCGGGTGCTGGTCTTGTCAATATTTCAAGTTCGGAACTCATAGGAAAAAAGTTCTCGTATTCTCCGACGATTGGTGGAGCAGCAACCATTGAAGCAACCTTTCTAAGTGGCACCATATCATCTAGCAGCGGTCTTGGAATAATAACAAATGCAGAGATACTAGTATCACCCACCTATGTGAGCGGAACTCAGATAGGACAGTACCATGGAATAACTCTTGGTGCTGGTGGATTCATCAGGATAACACTAAACGATGGAACCGTCGAAGAATTTTTGATAACATCGGTTGCATCACCAGCAAAATTCAAGAAACCAGATCTGAGATCGCGGTTTATCGTCGGTGAATCTAGAGGAATAACTGGTGCTGAAGACAGTGCATTTGGCACCTATTTCATAGGAAGAAATGGTGGAGAAGAGTATCACACTCTTCTTTCTAGTGAAATGCCAATCCACACGCACTTGCATGGATTGACTGGATCACTTTCTGGAACTGTTGCTGCATCACACAATCTAGCAACAAGCACAGACGGAGCGCACACCCATCTTGGAAGGCCATTCAGTACTGGTAGAAATGGTGACGATAATTCAAATGCTAAAGGAATAATCGCAAATCTTGCTCCAGGCACTCCAAATCCTTCAAATACTGTCCCACAGCAAAACATAACCACTGTTTCTGGAGCGCACAGTCACACAATAACTGGATCTATTAATGTATCTGCCGCAGGTTTGACTCCAATAATATCGGGTCAAATCAACAATGCTGGTGGGGGACTTGAACACAACAATGTTCCACAGCATGTCGTGATGTATTGGATCATTAAGACTCGCAAGGATTCTGTGGCGAAACTATATCGACTTGGTCCAAATGGTGGCGGGGCAATCATTGCCAAGAACACGGCAAAGAGATGGGCAAGAGCATCATCTGGTGCTGGCTGCACAGTGGATATTTCTTATGGAAGCGGAACATGGACAGTAGCAAGACTCGGAACTGGCGACTATCGGTTTACGCATGATATGATCACGGAATTGGGAACAGCCGATCAGGACAAATACATAGTCGAGGCAACTGTTGTAAAGAATGGATCTGGTGCTACACAGATGTTCATTGCCAATCCATACACACTAGAAGGGCTTACTTTTGGTGTTAAGGTCTACGATATAATGGGTTCTACATTCAGTGATAACTTTCAGTATCTAAATCTTACTATTTACGGCGGCGGAACCGCACTTTGAGGTCAACTAAATGAGCGAATTTTCAGCACATAGAGTAAATCTTCCCGAAGGAGAGAAGGTAGTCATTGCGACAAATCTCAATGTCTATGTTTCTCCATATGGCGATGATGTATTGAATACGGGTGTTGATCAAGATTCTCCATTTAGAACTCCCCATAGAGCAATACAGTATCTCTCAGACAAGATCATTTCAGAGTCTGGATTTGTAACCATAAACTTTGCCAGTGGAATCTATGACATAGAAGACACAATTCTGTTCGACCACCCTCAAGGCGAGAGAGTCGCGATGATTGGTGCTGATCCAGAGATTCTTGTATTGCAATATGTTCAATACTATCGATCATATGGACTAACAGCAGCGGGTTATTCAGGATACTACAGCGGAGTCACACACGAAATTCAGATGTCTTGTGTGCGACCAAACGACAGCACTGGATTCACAGTACTAGATGATTCTGCTGGAACTGGTGTTTCAGAAAGAATCTCTGGATATGGTGTGATCATAGAGGACTATGGATTGGTCTTTGATACAGATTACAATCCAATCTACTATTACGGTGCTTATCCAAAGAATCCACGAAATAACATATCCCGACAATCATCAATATTAGGTTGTCATAAGTTAACTGGTGTTACGAATGGTATATTGACTGTTCAGTCTTCTATCCGAGATGATTGGTTTGCTGTTCCTATCCCACCAGGCAATACCGCATGGGCAAGAATGTATGGCAATGCCTACTATGGTGCCCAGTTTGGTGGAACAACCGCTGACTCAAGCGAGGCAACATCAAATGCATGGCTTCTTACTGCATCTCAAAACGGTAGAGGACACTACATCAGTAGTGTTCCCGTTGGATACTACGGAACTACAGCAAGCAGTGGAATACCCATTGGGGCAACTAGCAACTTCGCTGGACTTACATTTCCGATAGGAGCATTGAGTGCTTCTGGTCCAAACAATCAGGGACACACTGCTTCGTTTCAGTATACAAATATTTTGGGTGGTCTGAGCGGAAGCAACTATAGTTGGACTGGTCCCGCTGGCTCCATGATGAATGACTTCATTCGCTTTGGTCCAAACTATCACGAACACAGAGTTAATATTGCTGGTACTGGTGGCATTGGACTTTCTGCCAACTGGAAATCGATTAATACAAACATAGTCACTGTAAAGTTGTTGCCGACTGTTTTCCGAAAACAAGGCACAATACTTTCCATTCGCTCTGGTGGACTCAGGAAAGTACAAAACATTTTCTTTGATGGCATGGCAATGCCCATGTACTACTCATTGCTTGGTGGTTCAAGTAGAATAACAAGTGGCTATAGCAATAAGACTGCAATACATGCAGTTGGATCCAAGTTAGGAGAGCCTGTAGACAACGAGCCTTCTGATCTTGGAGCGGGACTGTTATACAACATCGGTATAAAAGATTTCCATGTTGGTGTTTATTGTGATAGAAGCACTGCGGGTAATCTTGGCCGCGTAACCGTCAGCAATTGCTCATATGGAGTGTTGGCTAACAATGGTTCTGCGGTAAAGACCTACGGAAGCATTTGCACTGGCTCTGTATATGGATTCTGTGCATTCAACTCATCAGCACTTGAAACAAATAGATGTTTCTCAGCATTCAGCGGTCAATCGACTATTGAAATACGAATGAAAGATGCTGTCGGTTCGACACTCGATTTTTCTGAAAATTCATTTATTCCTGGTCAAACATATGAAACTAGAGACGGAAAAGTCAAAGGTACTGTGTTTGCATGGGATGCTGTAGATAAGTTACTTACTGTTGCCGTGAGAACAGGTGTCCTTGAAGGAAAGAGAAGAATACTCTGAGGTAAACACATGCCAGGACGAGAAATATTTCAGGGTAGCGGCGGGGGTTCTAGTAGCGGAGGAGGATCAGATGATCCTGGTCAAAGCACTGGTGATCCAGGTTCAGAAGGAAACTTCGGCGGAAACAACGATGGAGTTGTTTCGTCTGGTGTTGCGCCAACCACATACGACTACGATATAGTTTCAGAAGCAAGCGGAATAGGCTCGTCTTACATCTGTTCGGATAGTTCATCCATGCAGAATACGGCAAGCGTTGCTGTATATTCAAGACTTTGTGCTTTTACATGCCAGAAGACATCGAGTTCTGATCTCAATTCATGCGTCTCGTATGTTGGAAACTTTGGATTCTGTTCTTACAGAACATCATCAATGCAACTACAGAGTTGTATATCATCCATACACAAATACAACTACACCGCATCTTCATCTTCTAGCATCAACACACAATATTGCTGCTCGGTGTTCCCAGTTGACTATGGAATCTATATTACTGGTACCTCAACCTATCAGGGCGTGGAGTTTGAATCCATGACTGTGTTCTGGGCATCTGGAGATCCAGCATTCTCAACAACACCAGTACACTTTGGAAGTTGGGGCAATTCTAATATGAACAATAGTTCAACTTCATTGTCCTCAAGAACAGCACCAAGTCCATCTGGTTTGTCTGGTGGATTGATTTCCCTAAACTCTCTTAGATTCATGTGGTCTGAAAAAAGCACATCAATACCATCCACAGCAGCCAATGCAACTACAATTGGAAATGCAAATGTACTGGCAAGTTATAGATATGTACCACTTCAACACTCGGTTGATTATGGAAATATTGTTAGTGGTGATTCTGTTTCTAATTCAACCAATTTTTCCAACGATTTGCCAGCACTATTTGCTGTGATTGCATATCGGGACAACTATGTTTCCGTTAAACCTCCCACAATCTTCTCAAGACCAGAAGACAATACAGGTGCATATACAACCGCAGGACTCACGGGCGGATACAGCCTATCGGCACTATTGGTAAGCGGAGCATAAAAAGGAAGAGTAAATGCCATATAGACTAGTAACATTTGATTCGCTAGGTAAAATGATTGCGGTGAACCCAAAGTCCTTTCAGGACAATGAGGTTCCGACTTTTACTTATGTTGCCAACAACCCAGCCGTTTATTCTTTCATTTCTGAAGATTTGTTGCCAAAGGGAGAATACCTTGCCAATCTTGAATTGGGTGTGAATGCCTTCAGTGATTTTGAGTTGAATGGCTCATATATCAGGCCGCTCAACAGGGGCAGTGATCAAAACGCATTGTATGATCCTCGTTCAGAAATAATACTGAAGACTGACAATCCATCTCCATATGTCAGTTTTGCCACCGCAGTTAAGCAAGACATCACCAAGACACAGGTGACATACAATCAACTTGACGAAACAACCAAGCCCGTGCATTCGTCAATACAAAAGAAGTTTGGTCCAACATCAGGTAAGTTTACACGAAGTCTTTCTGGACTTACAGGTGGCAGCATTTATGTGACCAACATCGTCAAGCGTTCCGATCTGATAAACACTGCTCCGCACAACAGGATAGGAAAAGGAAACACGGGAACCGCATACTCAAGTTATGGGTTTGAAATGTTCTTCTATCCAACATCCCTATCAAACAATTTTACATTGATGCAGAAAGGGCTTACTGGTGCATCTGCAAGTTGGAAACTGGGATATGACAGCGGTGCTGGATTCCTACAGTTTGCATGGATGGGAAAAAGCACAACTGGTGGATATAATCTATCACAGAATATCGTAAATACTGCTGGTATAAGCCTGAACAACTGGAACCATGTTGCAGTTTCCTTGATTAGAGAAGGAACAACTGGTATAACTTATACTATAAAGGGATATTTCAACTCAACTCAGAGGTTCAGCACGACAGGAACCGCAAGCACAATACCAGAAGACACGGATACTGGCGGAATTTACATCGGAAATAATCATCTAGGTTCAGACTCATATACGGGATACATCGACTCGTTAAGAGTATTTGACACCGATGTTACTGGTGGACTACTAACTGCATATGGATTCTATGGAAATACTCTAGGTGTTCCGACTCTTACTGGATTCACCACAAGTTCAGAAATATGTTTTGTGATGAACTTCAATGGTCTTGAAGATGTTGATTCGTTCTATGCAGAGAGTCAGGACAGAATGATCGGGGTGGTCACTAGAATATCTGATCTAGTGCTTGGGCCTTCTGGTGCGCCAGTCACAGCAACAGTTGCTGATGTCGGCATTCGCGACATCTACAGGTATCAATATGGAATAAGCGGTGCTACTGGATATACAGATGACACTGGTTTCTCTATGGGATATGGTCCTCTTGTTTTCCCTTATGCAACAACACCAGGATCAACTGTACATGGTTATGATTATGTGTTTGATATTTACTCAGTTACTGATCTCGGTGTTACTCTAGAAACATTCAGATCCAACTACCGCTACAATGCCATGTATGAAGCAATGATCGAATCATTCTACTTCATTGAAGGAGCATCTGGAAACAAAGGATCCTCTGGTAATGTGTCCAAGTCATCACTAGGAACCAATCCATTTGGACGCTTGTTTGGTTCATGCGGTGGAAACTACTATGGAATATCGTTCAATCATAGTGCATTGTTCTTGAATCCTCTCGACACCGAAACTTTGTCTTTCATTTTGAGGAATGGTGAACTTGCTGGACTTGGTATATGCCGTTCATCATATTCTTTTACTGATGGTCTTAACTTCAATAGAACATTGAATGCACAACAGATATACAATCTTAGACTTGATCTGTTGGATTACTTCAACAAACTTGTTCAGAGTAAACTTGATTCTGTTTCTTCTATAAATTCAGCAACAACCAAGAAGAGTGTTTCTACAGGCAAGGGAGCCAAGGCAACAGGCAGTCCATATGAATCGCTTGGAAATGAGGATGCCATTCTTTCGGAAATATAAGTTTAAACTATGACTACATTTAGACGATGTGAAAATACAGCAACTATAGACGGTGAAGTTTTCTTGATTCAAGACATACGATCCGTGGTACCAGAGTATGTCCCCGACAGTCTGATTCATTATTATGATGGCAGAAGACATTTCAAATCCGATGGACGAAATCAGTGGGCAGTTGAATCACTAGATCAAACCATGAAAAAGATAGTATCCAATGTTGTTGGAATTAGAATGGCTAAGGCACAAAGAGAAATAGACGAAAGACACCTTGAGAATCTTCGTAACAAAGGGAGATAGACATGGCAGTAACCACAAGAGAAGAACTCAAGGACTATGCTCTAAGAAGGCTCGGATTTCCCGTTATTGAGATCAATGTCGATGATGCTCAAGTAGAGGATCGTATAGACGATGCATTGCAGTTTTTCTCTGAGTACCATTTTGATGGTGTCGAAGAGGCATATCTCCCATATGTCATAACACAAACAGATATTGATAACAAGTACATCAACACCAACAATATCTCGGCTGGTTCATCTGGTGGAAACATCATAAGCATCACTAAAGTATTCATCGTAGATCAAGCCGTACAAAGCGGCATGTTCAGTGTTCAGTATCAACTGATGTTGAATGACTATTTCAACGGCTTTCTAACGGGTACATCCAATCTATCTTATTACGATACAACCAAGCAATATCTTTCTCTTTTACAGCAGTTCCTAAGTCCAGAGAAGAGTGTTGGATTCAGCCGTGTTACCAACAAGTTGAAGATCAATACAGATTGGTCAGAGACTTTTGGAGTTGGTGATAAGTTGATGGTGCAAGCCTATGTGGCATTGAATCCAGAGACTTATCCAGAGATATACAACGACATACTCCTCAAGAAGTATGTCACGGCACTCATCAAGAGACAATGGGCTTCCAACCTAAGCAAATTCTCCAACATCGCTCTACCAGGCGGAATGCAGTTTGATTCTCGTAGCATGTACAATGATTCCATGACAGAGTTGACTCAGATTGAAGACACGGTCCAAAGCAAGTACGAACTTCCAACAGATTTCATGGTGGGATAAATGGCTCGCAACAACTACTTTAAGGTATCATCACGCGAGTCAGATTTGTTCGAACAACTTGTGGTCGAGCAGATAAAGATCTATGGCTTCGATGTCCATTATATCTTTCGCAAGTTTCAGAATCTAGACAATCTGTTTGGTGAAGATACCATATCAAAGTTTGATCGTAGTTTTCAGATAGAGATGTTTGTTTCAAACTACGAGTTCTTTGAAACGCAGAATAAGATCATGGATAAATTCGGAATCAATCTTCAGGATTCCGTGACTCTAATGGTTTCCAAAAAGAGATTTAGCGAAGAAGCCGCCAAGTATGGCACCGATACCAAGCCACAGGAAGGCGATCTAATCTACTTTCCTGAGTATGGCGGAATCTATGAAGTTAAGTATGTTGGATCAAGAAATTCATTCTTTGCCTACGAGATTTCCTGCGAACTCTTCCGCTACTCTGGTGAGCAGATTGATACTGAGATCAAGGAAGTTGATGACATTGAACAGAACATTCTCACAGATGTCAGAGAATTCACAATCAGTGGAGTGTGTGGTGCCTTCTTTGAGGGTGAGAAGATATATCAAGGAATCTGTCTCGGAAGTTCTTCTTGGTCTGCAACGATATTGAACTTCAACGCTCTCACTAATGCAATTCAAGTTCACACGGAAACAGGAACTCCATCTTCTCTTGTATTCATACGCGGAGAAAAATCAAACGCATTTGCTTCATATGATTCTCTTGTTACTACTGAAAAGAAGTTTGTGAATGCTAACAATGATGATGGGGATGAACTAGAGAAAGAAAGAGCAACTCTAGACATCATTGATTTCACCGATAAGGATCCATTCTCAGAGGGCAACTACTGATGTTTCGATACTTCTACCATGGTAGTATAAGAAAACTTGTAGTGGCTTTTGGCTCGCTATTCAACGAGATATACATCTCCCGCAAAGACTCTGCTGGAACTGAACTGAAGAAAATCAAAGTCCCGATATCATATGGACCAAAAGAAAAGTTTGTCCGAAAGATTAAGGAACTTGATGAGGCTGATCCAGCCAGAAGCAGTTTTGAAAATATATTGCCACGAATGTCGTTTGAGATATCATCGATGGTATACGACACAAATAGAAAATTGAATAGTCTTAACAAGGTTTATTCTGCCAGAGACGAAACAGACGGAACAATCTCATATGCTTATAGCGAGGTTCCATACAACATTGAGTTTACTCTCAATATAATGAATCGTAACATAGATGATGGATATCAGATCATAGAACAGATACTGCCATACTTCACACCAGACTTCACTATCAGCATGAATTTCACAGAACTAGATAGAAGAGTTGATGTGCCAGTTATACTGTCATCAGTCAATACAGTTGAGGATTATGAGGGTGATCTAAATGATAGAAGACTCATAACGCATTCTTTGATTTTTCAAACCAAGTCATACATCTTCGGACCAATCAGACAGTCTGGACTCATTAGAGAAATCGACCTTACATTCAGAGAACTAACGGACGAATAATGCCATCAACAGCAGAGAGAAACCTAGACGGATTCCTTGATCAGTACCGCATCATAACTGTGGCTACTGAGTCTGCTGATTTGACAACGGCTAATACAATCAAAAAAATTCGCATCACGGTCGAGCAGAAAGAAATAACTCCAGTAATATTCTTTAGTAGAGATGTTATTCCATATCTTGCACCAACTGAAGATGTAACAATCTTTGCTCAAGGAATATCGGCAGCGGATGACGGATTGACATATGAGTACGCCAGATTTACCGCTGGTGTAACGCAGATGCTATCATTGAAACACAAGATGGTCTATGACATGGATCAACTTGAGAGTTCGGAGTATGGAATTATCACAGGAACCAACTCCTATGGCGCATTCAACTCTCTGCAAGATAACACGAACATACTTCTACAATATCCTCAGTTCTATAGCATAACTGGTGCAAATCAGCCCTATGGTGTCACAGCATTTACTGGAGTTACTCTTAAAGGTGCATCGGCAGGAACCTATACACTTGTGAACTTCGGCGGTGTAATAACACCATTTCAGTTAATGTTCAGTCCCTCTATTCTTGGATTGACCCACACAAATAACCTACCAACAGGAACATTAGACTCACCTCTATATTTTGGATTGTCTGCAAGCAATGGTATAACACAATCAGTGAAATCCATGTATTTCACGCCTGATATTTTCTTCTCAACAAGAAGAAATCTTGCAATACTGTTGGATAGAGGAATTACATTCTCTGGCATATTGACTTCATTTGAGCCTCACTATCAGTTCATCAAATATTCTGACAATGACTATACGGATACAGCAACTAATATTATTTCTCAGTATGCAGGAAACTCTGCAAATCCTGGGTGGAATGTTGAATTAGTTCGTTCCTCTGGTAAAACTGGTTCGTACATCAATCTTGATGGCTTCAATCTTGCCAAGAGTTTCAATGAAAGATTCTTCTCTGAAGTGAAGACTTATCCGAGAAGATATAGAACAACGGCAACTGATCTTAATACTGGTCAGTACAACTATCCATACACTACATCCGTGTTTGGCTGGTCGGCAAAAATACCAACGCCAGGAACAGCGACCGATGCCACGGGACCATATGCAAGCGTTGGTGCATCGTTTTATCTCAACAGGATAGCGGGTGTTACTTTCTACCCACCACCATCAACATACAACTATCTTGGATCAACTGGTGCGACATCATTCGGTGGTTCTGGTGGTTCTTCGGGCTGGAACTCTTACCACAAGTCTCTCACAGGAAACTCATCTTTCTATCCCGAATATTTTATGCTTGGTGGTTCTACAACTGCTGCCTCAAACACATATGAAGCATCAAAACTTGTTCCAGCAAATATTCTAAAGTTGTTTACAGACAACAATGGTCCTAGAGGTCCACTTGGAACAACGATGAATTTCCTTGATTCATACTACTATGACATCTATGCAGAACAGTTGCAATATGGTGGTTATAAGGATATGAATTTCTTTGCCATGGATTTTAATCCCCGCTTCAATCCATATATTCCAATGCAGTTGAAGGGTTCTTATCAGAATAGCATAACAAGAAATCACACTTCAAGAAGAGATTGCACCATTCACCAAGACTTTGGTGGTAATACCGCTGAAAGACTGTATAACCTTAAGGAGTCGATGAAGGCAAGTATTCATTCAGCATTGAAGATGTGGAAACTCCTCCTTGATGAGCGCGGCAAGTTCAACTACAGAATCATGCCCGTTCTCTCTGGTAGAAATGAAGATTATGATCTTACTCGCGGCGGGTCAGTCCCCTATAGACCAGAAGATTTTGTTGAATACTTAGTAAAACCACTGTTCAATAGTGTTGTTCCAGCAAATGGATTCATCATGAAGAACGATGTTGATAATTTACTATATCAAGGTTTCTATCTTGGAAATATTGCAAGAGGGAGCGATGAGTATACAAAAGTTGTGACTAATCGCGGTATATCTGGTTCTGATCCGATCACAGCATTCATTCGTGGATTGGAGACATATTTCTTTAATCTACAGCAACTGCAATTTCAGATGACATTTTCAGAACAACTTTTTGATTTTGGGCTTACTGCTGCTGAAGCAGATCACTCTAACTATCTAAACACATTTAGATCTGGTAGATTTAGTGATTATAGAGTATTTGAATCAAACACTGGTCTGACGGGTGGTAATACAAAGATACCCTATGGTTTCAATGGTGAATTTCTGTGGTATGCGGTTCCTCTAAATGAAGAATCAATACTTTATAAAAACACAAATCTACGAGATAGATGGCAGACAACAACAAACAACAATATAAATGTTGCATATTCAATAATGAGAGATGCATATTTCGAACTAACAAAGGAGCAGTTAGTCGCTGCGTCTGAATATTTCTCAGATAATAAGATAACTACTCTAGCGGAGTATAGATCTACGGATCAGTTCGTAGGAAGGTGATTTTATCATGAGCAAGATGGATGAAAATCTATCGGAGATCCTCAATATGGATCCCGAACCAAAAGCCATTGTGGCAAAACCACCACAAGCAATAGAAGCAATCGTTGACATGGACGATGCTGAAAAAGACTTTCAAAAGGCGCGACAGAACCTCAAGGAACTTGTTGGTCTTGGGTTTCAAGCCATCGATGGTGTGTTGAAGGTGGCAAGCGAGGGTGATTCTCCCCGCGCTTACGAGGTAGTCGCACAGATGATCAAAGCCGTGGCAGAGACAAACAAGGATCTTGTTGAACTGCATCAGCGCATGAAGACCATCAAGGAAGACAAGTACGAGCAGAAGACGGTCAACAATACCACAAATGCCATATTCCTTGGTTCTACGAAAGAACTACAAGAACTCATAAATCCAAAGAGAAGTTTCGCAAAGGCACTCAAAGAGACAGATGTGATTCTGGATTCTTCAAAGAAAATCATAGAAGATGGCGGAAACTAAGAATACAAAGAACTATCTTGGCAATCCGAACCTAAAGGCATCGGATGTCAGACACGAATGGACTCAGCAGCAACTTGAGGAGTATGCCAAGTGCGCTAGAGATCCAATCTATTTCATACAGAACTATGTCAAGATCATCAGTCTCGACAAGGGTCTTGTTCCATTTGAACTATACGACTTTCAGGAAGAGATGGTAAGAACCGTTCATAGCAATAGGTTCGTCATTGCCAAACTTCCGAGACAGAGTGGAAAGTCTACCACTGTTACGGCATATATCTTGCACTATGTTCTCTTCAACCAAAGCGTCAATGTGGCGATCCTTGCCAACAAGTTGAGTACTGCACGGGAACTCCTATCCCGCCTCAAACTGGCGTATGAGTATCTACCGAAGTGGTTGCAGCAGGGTGTATTGGAATGGAATAAGGGTTCCATACAACTTGAGAATGGCTCAAAGGTTCTAGCATCGGCAACTTCCTCAAGCGCGGTTCGTGGTGGATCGTTCAACATGATCTTCCTTGACGAGTTTGCATATGTTCCTCAGAATGTGGCGGAAGAGTTCTTCTCGTCGGTATATCCCACCATCTCATCGGGTCAGGAAACCAAAGTATTCATAGTTTCAACTCCCCACGGAATGAATCTATACTACAAGTTGTGGACGGATGCTACGAACAATAGAAACTCTTACATTCCAATCGATGTTCACTGGTCGGATGTACCTGGCCGAGACGAGAAGTGGAAGGAAGAGACGATTGCCAATACTTCAGAGGAGCAGTTTAGGACAGAATTTGATTGCGACTTTGTAGGCTCCATCCATACACTTATTTCTCCATCCAAGTTGAAGACCCTGGCTTATGTCGATCCAGTATTCAAGAATGGGGAAGGATTTAAGGTTTATAGCAAACCAGAGGAGAAGCACATCTATGTCATGTGCGTCGATGTCTCTCGCGGAACAGGAAATGACTACTCAGCATTCACCGTAGTGGACATAACTACAGCACCTTATAAGTTGGTGGCTACCTTCAGGAACAATACCATGTCACCCATGGTCTTTCCAAATGCCATCCATGTTGCAGCCAAGCAGTACAACAACTGCCATGTGCTTGTGGAGATCAACGACATGGGTGGTCAAGTGGCAGACATCCTCCATGGCGAGATGGAATATGAGAATCTATTGTCCTCGACCATGCGTGGCCGAAAGGGTCAGGTTCTCGACGGTGGCTTTGGATCGGGTACAAGTCAGTTTGGAGTCAGGACAACTGAGGTGGTAAAGCGCACGGGGTGTTCCATCCTCAAGTCTCTGATTGAATCTGATAGGCTACAGATACAGGATTTCGATGTCATCAAGGAACTATTTGCCTTCATCTCCAAGAAGAACTCTTTTGAGGCAGAGGTTGGTTACAATGACGATCTTGTGATGACCTTGGTTCTATTTGGGTGGCTATCCACCCAACCATACTTCAAGGATCTTTCCTCCATGGATATCAGGAAAGACATATATCAGGACACGATCACGAAACTTGAGGAGGAGATGACGCCTTTTGGCTTCATCGATGATGGAGTTGACGATTCTACCCCTGAGCGAAGCGAAGATGGTTCTGTGTGGTTCAAGGACAGAGATTCTCGAATGAATTCTTGGTACTGATTCAAATACCAAAAATCCTACATACATTGTAGAATCATCGGGAGAACCAAATGAGCAGAATACCTGTACAACTTAGCCCTGGTGTGAATTATTCGGAAATTGATCTTACGACGATTGTTCCAAATGTGGCAACTGCCACTGGTGCCATCGCGGGAGTCTTTCAATGGGGTCCAGCAGAAAAAATAGTAACCGTAACTTCAGAAGACGATCTAGTCCGTATCTTTGGAAAGCCCTTAAGGGATGAAAACGGAATAGATTTTCACTGTGCAGCAAACTTCCTTCAGTATGGTCGTGACCTTCGGATTGTTCGTGCTGTTGGATCTGATGAAACAAATGCAAACTCCTCTGGCTTTACGGGCTTGCAGTATGTAAATGAGGATGTTCTTGGTGGTGAGGCCGCATCTGGTCTAACTGCTTCCTTCTATGCTCGTTATCCTGGTGTTTTGGGAAATTCACTCAAAGTCGTGGTTCTAGACGGCAATGGTGAGGCTTCTGTTGTGGTTGGAGCAACAGCAACAATCGGAACAAATACCATCAGATTCTCAACAGTTCTTGGCGGAACTCTTGAAGAAAATGACAAGTTGATCTATCAGACAAATCAGTTCTCTCAGACATTCCTTGTCGATTCGGCAGCGGGAAACACGGTCACAACAAAGACATATGTTGCAAGCGTCATCGGTCTAAGTGCGGATGTCAAGTTCCGCAGTAAGTATGCCGATCTATTCCAACTCACAGCCGAAACAAGCACACAAGCCTCCGCAAAGGGTGGCTCTAATGACGAACTCAATGTCGTAGTCATTGACGAAGATGGTCTATTCACGGGAACCAAGGGTACGATTCTTGAGACATTCCAAAATGTCTCCAAGGCATATGATGCTCGGGACAATGACGGCGCACCAAACTATGTTTCGTCGGTGATCAACTCACAGTCGAACTACATTTGGGCTGGTAATCTTGAGACACTTTGGGGAGCATCTGTTCCACAAGATCTTACAACCACATTCTCTGATATCAGCGGTGGATATGCTGCTGCCAAGGTTTCTCGCTATAGCCTTAGCGGAGGCACTGGTGCTGCTTCATCGACAGCAAATATCTACACTAAGGGATACAGCAAGTTCATCGACCGAGACAATGTTGATATTTCTCTTCTTATCTCTGGTCGATCTGATGCAACCACAGTAAAGTTGCTATCTGATCTTGTAAATGAACGCAAGGATTGCGTGTTGTTTGTGTCTCCACTTCTTACAGATGTTCTAAACAAGACACAATCAGTCGCAACAAATAACATTCTTACCACAAGAAACACAACATACGGAATCAATTCCTCCTATGTCGTGATGGATAGCGGTTGGAAATATATCTACGACAAGTACAATGACATGTTCCGCTATGTTCCGCTCAATGCTGACATTGCTGGTATTTGCGCCCGTGCAGAGTTTGCAACACAATCTTGGTTTTCTCCAGCGGGTCTAAACAGAGGAACAGTCAAGAATGTCATCAAGTTGGCATTCAATCCAGACCAAGCAGCAAGAGATCTTCTCTATGTCGCAAATGTAAATCCAGTTGCTACATTCAGCGGAGAGGGAACCATCCTCTTTGGCGACAAGACCATGTTGAAGAAGCCAAGTGCATTTGACCGCATCAATGTCAGGCGGCTTTTCATCACCCTTGAAAAAGCAATCTCCACAGCCGCTAAATACTCATTGTTCGAATTCAATGATGAGTTTACTCGCTCACAGTTCAGGAACCTTACCATTCCATATCTCCGTAATGTTCAGGCACAAAGAGGTATCACCGACTTCAGAGTGATTTGTGATGAAACCAATAACACTGGAGAAGTCATCGACCGCAATCAGTTCGTGGCAGACATTTACATTAAGCCAGCGCGGTCTATCAACTTCATTCAGTTGAACTTCATTGCAACAAGAACAGATAGCACCTTTACTGAGATCATCTAACAGGAGAGAAAATGGCTAGTCCAATCCCAACACAACTAAGCCCAGGCGTTAAAGTTTCGGAGATCGATCTTTCTCAGTTCATTCAGCCAGAGTCTCTCAACAGTGCTGGTATGGTGGGAACATTCAATTGGGGTCCATGTTTGATTGCAAATCGAGTCACATCGGAAAGCAATCTTGCTGCCCTTTATGGAAAGCCAACCCTTGATCCTTCTGATGTTGACAGTGAGGCAGATTTCTTTGCGGGTGCAAATTTCCTTCGTTATTCAAATAATCTAAAGGCCATTAGAATCCTTCAGAGTGGGGATAAGAACTCTACCTCTAAGGAAGCGGGAATAACAAGTATTGCAAACTGTACTCATGGTAGCATCAAGAATGAGGCAGAGTTTGCACTATTGGGAGGATTTTCTGGACAAGATGGCATCGAATCCATTGCACACTTCCGCGGTAGATATCCAGGAAACTTTGGAGACTCACTTAAGGTCATTGTTTGGGATGGTGCTACAAGTGAAAATGGTATAATAAACACAACAACCACGGCATACACAGATTATACATTGTTTGGCGGATACGCACTAGCAACAATGGCTGGTATAAGCACGGGTACTATCGGATATACATTTGAGGTAAAAAGAAATCCTTTTACTATTGGGCTTGATATGCCTGATGTTGATGGTCTTGTTTCTTTGGGATTTACAAGTGGATCGCATCAATACACTCTTGTCACGGTTGTCCCGCCAACGAGTCAAACTACAGCACAGTTTATAGATTCTCTATCAAACGCAGAAGGAATCAAGTTCTTCTATGCAACAGGAACAACTTCAAGCAATCTTTCTTTGACTAGTTCTGGTAGCATTCCCGATGGAAATAATGGAAATTATTATGTTCTTGAGGATGCAACAGCAACCATAGGCAAAGCGTTCAATCCATTCAATACATTCAACCCATCAACGAATCCTTCGAAAAATATATTCGCAAAAGTAAATTCTGTAAATAGTGCGGCTGTTGATCTGTTATTCTTGAATGCAGATTCAACAAATATGAACTCTGGATTTGCAAATCCATCAGCAACCGCAAAAGCACCAAATCCAGCCGCGTTCAAGAACTTCCAAACATCTGGTATTCCATCAAACTTTGGTTCTTTGATCTATACAGGAACAGATAGCACAAATCTATTTGTTACCTACAGATCCACATGGTCAACTATAGCCTCCAAGATATTCAACACAGTATCGGGGACTCCATCTACTTCTATAAAGGGTTGGAATCTTCTTGTTGGGTTGACTGGTGGAATCACATTTGTTCAGACAGTCAGTGGAACTCAACAAGCAATAGGTCTTACCTTTGATACAGTTGGTGGTCTTACTGGTATCCAAAGAGACTTTGCATTCGGTATGAAGCAGTTTGGAAAGACATCAGTTGTAAACTCACAGACAACATCAACTGTTGCAGATTTTACATCATCAACCGCGATCTTTGATAAGATACCAAATACATCAGAATTCGCTCTTAGTGTTGGTGGTTCAAATGATGAAGTAAGTTTTGCAGTTATTGATACGGGTGGAAAGTTTGGTCCAAAGAATGGACTTCTTGAAAGATTCCAACTTCTATCAAAGGCAAAGGATGCAAAGAATCTTGATGGTGAGTCAATCTACTATAAAGACTACATCAATAATAACTCTAAATTTGTTTACTGTACCAAGCCGTTTGGTTTGAGTGGTGGTGGCAATGCATCATCGGATGCAACCACCGCATTCGGTGAAATCTTCTATTCTTATGTTGATGTACCTGGTGGCACAACCTACACAAGGAAGGGATTCTATGAATCCCAACTTTATTTTGGTGAATCAAGCGCATCAACTCCAACAATCGCTGAGTATAGCAATGCATATTCAATCTTTGCTGATGATGATTCGGCAGTTGATATTATCTTTGTACCAGAATCATCAGTTGCAACTGATACATCAAGCGCAGCAACAACAGTAGAATCTATCGTCTATGATACGGTGATTGAACCACGCAAGGATACCATCCTTGTCATTCCAACACCAAAGCCAGCAAGCACAACTCAACATTCTGCACAAGCAACAGCAAATGCCATTGGATTCAGGAAGACCAATCTAACAGTTCCTTCCAACTCGTACACAATGCTTGTTGCTGGTAGAAAGATCTACTTTGATACATTCAATAATCAGTTGCGTAGAATGTCTCTATCATCAGATCTTGCTGGAATACTCTCCGCACAAGAGATTCCTTGGGAATCGCCAGCGGGATTTGCAAGAGGAATCATCCGCAATGCCATCAAGTTGGAGACAAACTTCTCCAAGCCTGATCGCGACGAACTTTATAAGAACGGAATTAACTTCTTCGTTCAGTTCAATGATGGATCTGGTACAGCATTGTTCGGTGACAAGACTCTTCTAACCAAACCAAGTGCCTTTGATCGCATCAATGTCCGCAGAGTGTTCATTCAAGTGTACAATCACAAAGGGGTATTGCAGATTTCAAGGTTGTTTGCGACAACACAAACAATACTGCTGAAGTGATTGATAAGAATCAGTTCGTTGCAGACATCTATATCAAGCCATTGAAGTCCATCAACTTCATTCAGTTGAACTTCATTGCAGTGAGAAGCGACTTTAACCTCACCACCATCGAATAAATAAGCCTATAGGGAGCATCAAGAATGAACATCAAGAACTTTGCCAATGCAATGCAGGGAGCGGGAGTCAAGCCTTCTCTCTTCGAAGTTCAGGGTAGAATCGGTGGAACGGAAAGCCCACTCACTCCGTTCCTTGTCAAGTCCGCATCATTGCCAGGTACTGCGTTAGGAACCATCGAAATTCCATTCCGTGGAAGAAGAATCAAGGTACCTGGCGACCGCGTCTTCGGTGATTGGACAATCACACTCATCAATGATAATAAGTTCCAACTTCGTAATCTTTTTGAACTTTGGGTCAACAGCATTCAGTCGATGCAGACAAATGTTGCTACCAACGAGTTCATCAACTTCGCTGGTCCAGTCTTCACAGATTGGACTGTAAATCAGTTGGATCGTGCAGGAAAGCCAATCAAGGCATATACTTTGGTTGGATGCTTCCCAACTGACATCTCTCCAATCGATCTTTCATATGAAGCAACAGATCAGATTGAAGAGTTCAGCGTCACTCTTGCATACTCTTACTTCACATCTAATGTCGGAACGCCAGACGCACAACCGCTACCTGGCTTGAACAACTTCACCCCAGGTGGTTAATCTTTAGTATTTGGAGATCGTGAATGGCTTTTGAACTTTTTGGATGGAGCCTGGGTAGATCAGGCGATAGGACAGCCCCGAAACTTGAGCAGGAAGAGATTAAGGCAAATGCATCATTTGCCCCTCCTGATCTTGAGGACGGGGCTATGCCTATTTCGTCTGGTGTATACTTTAGTTCCTACATGGATTTCGATGGGGGAATCAAGTCAACAGCCGACATGATTCGCAAGTACAGGGAAATGGCCCTGTATCCTGAAGTTGAAATGGCAATCGATGACATCTGCAACGAAGCAATCGTCTACGATGACACAAAGAGGCCAGTCGAGATCGTTGTTGATGACAGGAAACTTTCTCCAAAGATTAAGGCAAAGATCCAAGAAGAGTTTGATGAGATCCTTCGTCTGCTGAAGTTTCAAGATAAAGGATACGAAATCTTTCGAAAGTGGTACATTGACGGAAGACTCTATTATCACAAGATCATAGACAAGGAAAACCCAAAGAAGGGTCTTGTCGAACTTCGTCCAATCGAATCAACCCACATCAGGAAGGTTCGAAATGTTCAGAAGAAGAAGGACAAGGCAACCAATGCTGATCTTGTCACAAAGGTTGACGAGTTCTTTGTCTACAGCGAGCGCGAGGAAACATCCACAACCACTGCGGCATTCACTCCCGCCACACCAACCAAGGGTGTGAAGATTGCCACAGATTCGATCTGTTACACACACAGCGGTTTGTTTGATTCAGGTAAGAAGCGCGTCCTATCCTATGTTCACAAGGCACTCAAGCCACTCAATCAGTTGAAGATGGTCGAGGATGCCGTTGTGATCTATCGGTTGTCTCGCGCTCCAGAGCGAAGAGTTTTCTACATCGATGTCGGCAATCTTCCAAAGAACAAGGCCGAGCAGTATCTCAAGGACATCATGAACCGCTATCGCAATAAGTTGGTTTATGATGCATCGACTGGAGAACTCAAGGACGAGCGTAGGCACATGACAATGCTTGAGGACTTTTGGATGCCTCGCCGCGAAGGTGGCAAGGGAACCGAAGTCTCAACGCTACCAGGTGGACAGAATCTTGGACAGATGGACGATGTCCTGTACTTTCAGAAGAAACTATACAAGTCATTGAATGTTCCCACATCAAGACTTGAGACTGATCAGAACGGCTTCAATATGGGCCGTCAGGCAGAAATCACCCGCGACGAACTCAAGTTCTTCAGATTCATCGAAAGACTTCGCAAGAAGTTCGGTGAACTATTCATGGACATCATGAAGACTCAGTTGCTTCTCAAAGGAGTCATCACGAAGGAAGATTGGGAATACATTCAGCCCATGATTCGCTTCGACTTCCGCAAGGATTCATACTTCACGGAAGCAAAGGAGAACGAGATCCTAACAAACAGACTGAATCTCGTCAATAGTGCAGATCCATATCTCGGCAAGTACTTCTCTAAGGCTTATGTTCAGAAGCATATTCTGCGTCTTTCTGAGGAAGAAATCGCGGATATCACGCAGGAAGTCGAGCAAGAGAAGCAAGAGAATCCCGATACTGCCATTCCAACGCAGATAGCGACCCAAGTCACCACTCAGCAGATGACTGGTGATATACAGATGCAGCAGCAGTTGCAACAGCAACAGGCTCAAATGCAGATGCAAGCACAAATGCCACAGCCCCAAGAACAACCAAACTCCAAGAAATAATAGATAATCAAATCAGGAGATAATAAAATGTCCGATTCAAGAGAACTCATCAGGGCAATCATGGACGAAGATTTCGTCTCTGCCAAAGAAATCACAAATGGCCTTCTTTTCTCCACCGTTGCCGATCACATTGATGATGTAAAGGCTGAAGTTGGAATGAACCTTTTCGATGAACTTGAGGAAGGTAAGGATTATGATAAGGACGGCACGATTGAATCTCCAAAGGATGAAGTCCTTGGTTCACGCATCAATGCCGCAGTCAAGTCTGGTAAACTCTCACCACAACAGGCAGCAAAGACCAAGAACAAGGGCATGTACCGCTAAGGATTTTCTATGCTACTAATCACAGAACACAACGAAACAAACATTCAGACCATTGCTGAAGATGCTGGCAACGGAAAGAAGAACTACTACATTCGTGGTGTGTTCATGGAATCCGAGCAGATTAACAAGAATGGTCGAATCTACCCACAATCCATCATGGAGCGTGAGGTTGGTAAGTACAACGACAACTACATCAAGAGCAGCCGTTCGCTTGGCGAACTAGGCCACCCACAGGGACCAAGCCTAAACCTCGACAGAGTTTCCCATATCATCAAGGAGATGAATATGGATGGAACTGTCGTTTATGGAAAGGCAAAGATTCTTGATACACCATTCGGAAACATTGTTAAGAACCTCATTGATGAGGGTGTGCGCCTTGGCGTTTCATCCCGTGGAATGGGTTCTTTAAAGCAAGTAAACGGCGTGAACGAGGTTCAGGACGATTTTAGTCTTGCAACAGTAGACATCGTTGCAGATCCATCAGCCCCAAATGCCTTTGTCAATGGCATCATGGAAGGCAAGGAGTGGGTCTGGAACAATGGTATTCTTCAGGAGAAGGCTATTGCCTCATACAAGAAGACCATCACAAAAGCCAGTTCACGCGAACTAGAAGAAGCAAAGTTGGAAGTCTTCAAGGACTTCTTATCAAAACTCTGATTTTTATACATAAGGGAAGATAAAGGAGATTTCTAATGCCTCAGCCAGAAGAGTTCTACGAAGAAGAAGAGATCCTTGAAGACATTGACAACGATGTTGATGAGGACGATACCATCGATGATGAAGAGCCAACCGACGATGAACTCGTTGAAGATGGCGAAGAAGAATTTGATGAAGACGACTTCATCGATGAAGACGAAGAAGACGAGGACGAGGAAGATGTCTCTGAGGAGTACGAGGTGGTTGCAACAAGCGACACCAATACTGACTTCGGCGGTGGCAAGACCAAGAGGTTCCCCGAGCCAGAAGACAAGTCTGCTCAGAACAAGGCAACCATTGCCTCCAAGGTTCCATTCAAGGGCAAGGCAAAGATTCCAGATCGTTCGGACTTCACCATGCAGGAGCATATCGGTGCAATGTTCGAAGGCGAGGATCTCTCCGAAGACTTCAAGAACAAGGCGATTGCAGTATTTGAGGCAGCAATCAACGAGCGTTACGACGCAATCGTTACTCGCCTTGAAGAGGCATATGAGCAGACTATCGCTGAGAACACCGAGAAGATTCTTGATGCACTCTCAAGCCGCGTCAATGACTATATCTCCTACATCGCTGAAGAATGGGTCGAAGAAAATCGTCTCGTTCTTGAAAGCGGTATCAAGGTAGAGATCGCAGAGAACTTCCTCAACGGCATGAAGGGTATCTTCGAAGAGAACTTCATTCAGGTTCCTGAAGAGAAGGTTGATCTCATGGATGAACTCTCCGATGAGAACGAAGAACTCCGCGACGAAGTAAACAATCAAGTCAACGAGAACATGGAACTCCGTAAGGAAATCCTTGCTCTCCGCTGCGACGATATCTTTGAATCATATTGCGACGGTCTTGCAGACACCCAAGTTGAGAAACTCCGCACTCTCGCAGAGGGTATTGAGTTCGACTCAGAGGATATGTTTGAAGACAAGTTGGCAGTCCTCAAGGAATCATACTTCGGCAATGCTCGTCGCGTAAAGGCACCAGCACCTGTCACCGAGAATCTTATTGAGGAAGTAGTCCTCGACTCAGGCGACGAGGAGCAGGAACTCGCAGAAGAAACAGCACCAATCAATCCAATCATGCAGCACTACACATCTGCATTGTCACGCAAAGGTCTAAAGAACAGGTAATCCCTGTCAAATCAAGGAGAATAGAAATGGGTACTTTCACACTAGTCGAACAACTTGAGCGCAAGTGGGAGCCAGTTATGGAACATAACAGCCTCTCGCCAATCAAGGACAACTACCGCCGTGCAGTCACGGCAATCCTCTTGGAGAACCAAGAGCAAGCACTTCGCGAAGCAGCAGCACCAGCAAGTGCAATCGGAGCAGCGGGTCTTGATTATGCAACTGGATCTGGTCTTGCAGGATATGATCCAATCCTCATCTCGCTCGTTCGCCGCGCAATGCCAAACCTCATGGCATACGATGTTGCATCAGTTCAGCCAATGACCTCGCCAACTGGACTCATCTTCGCAATGAAGTCCACTTATGTCAACCGCAGTGGATCAGAAGCCCTCTTCAATGAAGCATTCACTAAGTTCTCGGGTGTTTCGGGATCTGCTTCGTCTGCTGGTGGCGGCACTGCCGAATCAACATTTGTTGGTGATCCACTTTATGGTATTCTCGGAACCACTGGTTCTGCCATTTCGGGTGCCTCTGGTTGGGAACCATCTAGCGGAATGTCCCGCGAACTCGGTGAAGGTCTTGGTGAAGGTGGAGCAAATGGCGACTTCAACACCATGGCATTCACGATTGATCGTGCATCAGTCACTGCAAAGACTCGCGCACTCAAGGCAGAGTATACAATCGAACTCGCTCAAGACCTCAAGGCTATCCATGGCCTCGACGCTGAGACAGAACTCGCCAACATTCTCAGCACCGAAATCCTTGCTGAAATCAACCGCGAAGTCGTTCGTTCGATCTACACCACAGCCAAACTCGGCGCACAGCACAGCGATCTTTTCTACAAGACCTCTGGAAGCACTTACTCGTTCGTTCCAGGCGCATCAAATCCATCTCAAAGCACTGGTCTTGCTGCTCCAGGTGGTGTCTATGACCTAATCCGCGACTCAGACGGTCGTTGGTCTGCTGAGAAGTTCCGCGGCCTCATGTTCCAAATTGAGCGCGAAGCCAATGTGATCGCTAAGGATACCCGCCGTGGTAAGGGCAACTTCATCATCTGCTCTGCGGATGTTGCATCAGCCCTCGCAATGGGTGGATTCCTTAACATCAGCCCAGCACTCAATGTTAACCTTGATGTTGATGACACGGGCAACACCTTCGTCGGTGTTCTCAATGGTAAGATCAAGGTCTATGTTGATCCTTACTCCTCAGTTGGTATCAGCGCAAACGCTCGCGACTTCGTCTGCGTCGGATACAAGGGAACCTCGCCATATGATGCAGGACTCTTCTACTGCCCATACATCCCACTACAGATGGTTCGTGCAATCAACGATGCGACCTTCCAGCCAAAGATTGGTTTCAAGACCCGTTACGGCATGGCAGTCAATCCATTCGTCAACACAACCAATGTTGCAGTTTCTAGCAACTATCGCGCAAATCAGTACTACCGCATCTTCCGCGTGGACAACCTCCATGGCGTTCAGGGTGTAGTTTCACAGTCCTGATAGTTGACTGAAAATAATCAGTAGAGGTCGGGGGGAGAAATCCCCCCGATTTCTTTTTTAAGGATACATATAGGCATGAGCGACGAATACGATTCATCATTGATAAATGCCGCTGCCATAAACGAAGAAGGCACTAGTTACAATGCACTTCTTCGTCAGCCGACAAATGTAAATGCATATCAGAATACAAACTTTAAGTTGTCTTTCACAAGACTCCCAAATGTCACCTTCTGGTGTACATCGGTAAATATACCATCAATTTCGGTTGGTGAGATAAGCATACCGAATAGACTGCTAACACATCATGTGCCTGGGTCATCTGTTCAGTTTGATCAGTTGCGAGTCACATTTGAAGTTGATGAAGATTTTGCGAACTGGTATGAGGTATATCGATGGATGAAAGGCATTGTCCCTTTCGAAGATTTTGAATCTATTCTTGCAAATGAGAACAACTATTATTCAGATGCCACAGTACACATGCTGAATAGTGCAAAGAATCCTAATAAGAGATTTGTTTTCAAGCAAGTATTTCCTGTCAGTATAGATGGATTTGATCTAAATGTTGCCCTAAACGAACCAGAGCCAGTACAAGTCAGCGCAACATTCACATTCCATTCATTTGAACTTGAAGATGTGACTTGACTTGATTTGATTTTGTGATATTCTTTAACCATGGATATAGAAACAATCAAGAAGATGGTCGCAGAGGACATGGAGATTGATGACCTCAATCTCGACCTTGAATCTCTCAAGACACCACAACTACACAGCAAGTATCTGAACATACTGCACGATGAGTCTCTTGTTCTACACAAGGCCACGATTGAGCAGAAGGAACTTCGTAGACTCAAGTGGGAATATTACCTTGGCAAGTTGGATCAAGAGACGCTTGATGAAAAGGGATGGCAACCTTTTGGCCTGAAGATCCTCAGAACAGACATCGATGTTTACCTTGAATCTGACAAGGATCTACTAAGGTTGGAAGCCCGTGTATACTACCTCAAGGAAAAGGTGAAGTACATCGAATCCGTATTACAATCCATTGGTCGCCGTGGTTGGGACATCAAGTCTGCAATAGAATGGAAGAAGTTCATGAGTGGATCATAAAGATAGTAACCGAAGTCATTCACAGAGTCTATCTCAGACAAGCCTACATTCATGCTCAGGCTCGTAGCGAAGACACAAACACACAGGTTGGTGCCTTGATTGTATTTCCTTCATCGGGAATCATAGCAGCAGATGTAAACCGCTACCCATCCATACGACAACCAAACGAACAACCGAAATACGATTACATCGAACACGCTGAGAGATCTGTGATATACAGGTGTGTTTCCAAGGGTCTTACAACCCTCAATACGCACATGTATTGCCCATTCATCAGTTGTCCCGATTGTGCGAGGGCAATCGTTCTATCTGGCATAAAGAGGGTGGTTGGACACAAGACTCTATGGGACATCATCCCCGACAGGTGGAAAACAAAGTGCGATATCGGAGTGTCAATCCTTGAGTCTGCGGGGGTAGAAGTCCTGCTCTATGAGGGAAAAGTCCTAAACGAAGGAGAGTTTAAGATTCATTTTGATGGGAGAGATATAGAACCATAAATATCTGCATGGATACATTGGTTCTGGAAGATGTTGATTCAGTATTCATCCGTGTGCGTTGTGAACGCGGCACCGCAAAGGAGTTGAGCGATTGCTTCTCCTTCAAGGTTCCAAACCACAAGTACATGTCGCGTTTCCGCAAGTCGCGGTGGAGTGGCGACATCAAACTCTACAACATAGGCAAGGCAACGATCTACAGAGGTCTGAAGAACTATGTCACAAAGTTCGCCTGTGATCGTGGTTATCATGTGGAGAGCAGTCTTTCACAGAATCAATCCATTCCTCTAGACAACGAGGGCTTGGATGATCTCTTCAACAGATGCGTAGGCAAGGCATCTGGAATACCTTCATTACACGACCATCAGCGGGAAGCCATCATCAAGGCTACCGAGGCATCAAGGCTTCTGCTCGTCTCTCCGACAGGCAGTGGCAAATCCATGATCATCTACCTTCTGCTCAGGCATTTACTTGAAAATGTCGATGGCAAGATTCTCATAGTTGTTCCAACCATAGGTCTTGTTACACAGATGGCAAGTGATTTCGAAGCCTATGCCAAGGGAACGGATTGGAAAGTTTCAAAGAACTGCCACCCGATTTATGCGGGACAAGACAAAGAAACAAACAAACGAGTTGTCATCACCACATGGCAATCAGTGTTCAAGCAACCACGCGCTTACTTCGACCAGTTCAAGGTTGTTTTCGGTGATGAATGCCATATGTTCAAGGCAAAGTCTCTCACTGGCATCATGGAAAAATTGACTGATTGCAACTATAGGATTGGCACCACGGGAACACTTGATGGAATGCAATGCCACAAGTTGATCATCGAAGGTCTGTTCGGACCTTCCTATCATGTCACAACCACGAAGAAACTCATCGACAAGAACATACTTTCGCATCTGAAAATCGACACAATACTACTTCAATACGGAGAAGACGAAAGACGCGCTGTCAGCAAGTATAACTATAGTGACGAGATGTTGTGGCTTATCCACAACGACAAGAGAAACAGATTCATAGTAGATCTTGCAGACAAACTAAAGGGAAATACTTTGATTCTGTTTCAGTTTGTTGAGAAGCATGGAAAGTATCTCAATCATCTTGCAGAAAAGACGGGAAGAAAGACCTTCTTCGTGCATGGCGGAACGGAAGCGGAGGACAGAGAGAAAGTAAGAAAGATACTTGAAGAGAACGATTCCTGCATAGTTGTTGCATCATACGGAACATTCTCAACAGGCATCTCAATCAAGAGGCTACACAACATCATATTTGCATCACCTAGCAAGTCAAGGATTCGGGTGCTGCAATCGATAGGAAGACAACTGCGAGTATCTGAACACAAGGAATACGCGAAACTATACGATATTGGGGATGATTTATCATGGAAGAGCAAAAAGAATCACACGCTTCGTCACTTTGCGGAACGAATAAAGATCTATCGATCAGAAAACTTCGACTTCAGACCAGTGTTACTAAAGATGGAGAATCTACCATGAATCAATACATCTTGATTAAGTTGAGATCGGGTGAGGAGATAGTAGCCAGCATCCTCTCCAAGAATCGAAATGGCATCAAGGTGTCTAGACCGATGCTTATTCGACAGGTTCCATTCATGGATCCATCAAGTGGTGCATTGAAGGCAGCGTCTGTCATGGAAAATTGGATTGGTAGGACAAATGAAAACGAAGTCACCATTCCTAATAGTTGGGTTGGAATAAAGATGACTCCTGCCCAAGAAATAGTAGATGCTTATGAAAAGTATAAAAACCGCGAGGACAATCCATCCCTACCTCCCATCAAGGAAGAAGCAAAGACCATCAGAGAAGAAGTCGATGAAGCAAAGAAGAAAGAACTAGCAGAAATGGAAGGAGAGATGAGTCGTTTGTTAAAGGAAATGGCCGCTGATGCTGGTATTTCTCCAATGATAAACAGCATGGCCGATTTCGATTCAATGATGCAGTCAAAACTTGACCCAAAAGATCCAGAGAAGGAAATGGTTGTTGTGAACTTTATGATCCCTGCAAAGATCTTCAAGAACCTAATGGAAGAAGGTCTGATCGAAGATATGATGACTGCTGGTATGCATGACATCGATGATGACGATGATTTGGAAGATGATGTCGATCCGAGCCTACCCAAGAAGCCCAAGGATGACCATGAAACCATCAAGGATACTGGAGACGAGAAGTGGGGCAACAGTCTCAAGGACTGGAGTCCAGATCCCAATGATTACCTGTAAGTAATCTGTAAGTACATTTCTTGATTAAACACGACACAGTCAAGTTACCATTCTCGTTTTCATCTGTCAAGACCCTTTCAAATAAATCTAAATCAAGGCACTTGTCTTTGACGATAACTGGTGTATGATTACTACACTATGAAAGGGATACTACATGAACGAAGAAGGTCACTATGTTGATAATAAAGTTTTCTATCAAGAGATGATAAAGTGGAAGCGGGAGTGCAATAAGGCAAAGAGGAAGAAGGAACCTCAGCCTCCTGTGACTGACTATATCGGAAGATGCTTTCTGGCTATTGCTGAAAGACTCTCATATAGACCAAACTTCATCAACTATCCATATCGCGAGGAAATGGTCGGGGACGGCATTGAGAACTGCCTGATGTATGCTGCCAACTTCAATCCAAAGAAGTCAAAGAATCCATTCTCATATTTCACACAGATAATCTACTATGCCTTCGTTCGTAGGATACAGAAAGAAAAGAAGCAGAACTATATCAAATATAAGAGTATAGAGATAGCACAAGTCAACGGGAAGATTCCGAACTGGCTGAAGAACATGTGCTATGACGAAAACAAGGTCGAAGAGTTCTTCAAGTCATTGGCATTGTCTGAGACTGATCTCAAGAACTTTGAGGTTACGAAGAAGGAACCCAAGAAGAGCAAGAAATGAAGATTGCAATAATCACCGATACACATTTCGGGGTGAAAAACGACTCACCGATTTTCCTTGAGGCATATCTTTCATATTTCGAAGAACAGGTGTTTCCGTATCTACTGAAGCACAACATCAAGACAGTCATCCATACGGGAGATGTCCTTGATCGCAGAAAGTACATAAACTTCAATACTCTTTACAATGTCCGCAGAAGATTCACGGAGTGGTTCAGAAAGAACGACATAGATGTTCATTGTGTCATCGGGAACCATGATTGCTATTGGAAAAACACCAATGAGGTCAACTCTGTTGTCGAGATATTCGGTGATGCCTTCCATGTCTATGAGAAGCCAAGCGATGTCATGATTGGCGGAATGATCTGTGGATTTGTTCCGTGGATATCCAAGGACAATGCACAGGTTGTTCAGGAATATCTTGCAAAGAGCAATGCTGATGTCCTTTTTGGTCACTTTGAACTTACGGGATATGAGGTTGTTCGTGGAGTTAAGCACGAAGGTGGCTTGAATCCAATCGCCCTATCCCGCTTCAAACAGGTCTATTCGGGTCACTTCCATTGCAAGCAGCAGAATGGAAACATCCACTATCTCGGAACAGCCTATGAGATGTTCTATTCAGAGGCAACCGAGACAAAGGGATTCCATATCCTAGACACGGAAGATGGGACTCTTGAGTTTGTGGAGAATCCGCGAAAGTTGTATCGCAAGATTTCCTACGATACCAACCTTGATGAGGTAGGACATGGAAACTTCAACTTCTCAAAGTACAAGGAATGCTTTGTAAAGGTTGTAGTTACCTCCAAGAAGAACACTGCCAA